AGTATCCGCAGCCCCGGCATTCCGTGGCGTCGTCGATATTATTTTTCGAGTGAAAGGAGTCTGTTCCGTGAAAGCCGAATATTTTATGTCCGCGCGCGAGATCCAACTTTGCCGGATGACCCGGGTTCTTTTCCTGGTAGTGGGTTCGCTGGCCGGCGTCATCGGAATGGTTCTATGGCTCCGGAATCCGCTGCTCATCGCTCTCGCTGCCGCAGCGCTCTATGCTGTCGGTCTTTTTGTGTGGGAGCGGATCGCGCGTCGGATCATTCATCACAAGCTGCTGGGATTCAAAGATTGAAAGGTGAGGCGATGGAACTTGAAACGGTAGACTTCGGCCCATGCTGTTCATGCGGTAGGGAAGGGGACGATCTGAACGTCCGCAACATCGTCATGCTCGAACAGAAAGGGACGGTGCCTGGCTCGGGCTGGGGCTGCGTGCAGTGCGGTTTGCCGTGCGACGGCGCCGCCGCTGTGCTGTGCGACGACTGCATGAGTCTCGGCCGGCCGATTAAATTTGCGATCGCCGGCCCAGCCAAAGACAAAAAGCGTGTGCCGATCGAAAGTCTCGGGGCCGAGCACAAGCACGATATGAGCAAGCATCCGGAGGTGGAGTGATGGCCTTCCGATTGAAATGCAAAAAATACGTGAAGGACGGCCGCGAGTTTCTCGTGAGCCATGCGATGGGTACCGGAGCGAGTGGCACCGTACTCGTTTTCCTTATGAGCGATGATGAAACGCCTCCTGTCCCGATGTTGGTGGATGAGTACAACGCCCTTCCGTATCACTGGTTCGAAGATATGGGGCCCGCGCCCAGGGGAACCGCTGTGAAGCCGACGGAAGTATAAGTGACCCCGCTGAGAAAAAAAGTTATCCGGGAAACCTCCGAGAGCTGGGATCATCATGGCCGGCGCATGATCATCGAGATCGAGCCGCCGGACCTTATCTCGGTTCGAGAAAAGGGCACGCGGCGCAAGTTTACCTGCAAAGCTGCCTGGTTGATGCAGAAGATCATTGAGTACGGTAGGGAAGGGGTGCCACGCCACCGTTACGTTGCCAGGAGAGACCATGCGTAACGGCCGGCGCTGGCAACCGAACCAGGTCAAAGGCCTGGCGCAGCTCCAGGACCTGAACGCCTATCCGGTCTCATTCGTGATCAAGGGCAATCATGAGGATCCGAACGGCAACGCCGTTCCCTATGAGCGCATGACCCAGCGAAGCAAGAGAAAGGATCTCCGAGCGCTGCGTTACAAAGCCTGGAAGCTCTATGTGCTGCAGTGCTTCACCGAGCAGGCCCGCCAGGGATTTCCCTGCGACGCCGACGGTGGGTACCGGCTCGACGTGAAATGTTTCTTTGTCGGCGAAGGCCATGGGGATCCGGAGAACGTGAGGAAAGGAATTCAGGACGCGCTGTTCGCCTATGGTGATAAGCACGTCACCGGCGCCGTCGAAATGGAGCATGTGAAATCCTTTCCGCGCGTGGAAATTAAAATCGACCGGCTGCCGCTCCAGGACGAGGGAAGGGATGACGCCTGAATCGACCGTAAAAAAACTTCTCGACTTCGCCGGCCAGGCGATTCTACTCGATATCGAAGATCTCGAGGCAGCGATCGAAGCCGCCGAGAAAAATCTTCCTCCTCCCGGCGAACCGGATTACAGCCTGAAGCGCGCCGACGTGGAGATGGCGAAGAAGGTGCTCACGTATACGAGGGCCTACCACGAATTGATGATCGATGTCAGTCGCGACTATCGGCACCGGATCATTCACGCCGACGCCACGGCCGATTCGCTGAAGAGGTGATGAGAGATGGCCGAGGAGGATGTTTGGCTCACCGTGGACGAAGCCGCCGAATATCTCCGGTTGAACAAGAAGACGCTGCGCAACAAGATGACCCGTCGCATCCTGCGTAAGGGCGTTCACTACTTCCGGCCGCCGGGCATGGGCACGCGGTTTAAGAAATCCGCGCTCAGCGCCTGGATGGAAGGCAAAGACCCGCGAGCAGCGGAATTGTTACTTCCGATGGACCCGCCGCTGCCCATGTTCCGTGGCTATATTCTCGGCAGCGGCCGCGGGCAGAGTTGACAATCTTGGCGCGCACCGTATAGGAACCTCATGGCTTTTCGAGTGACCAAAACTCGCCACGGCACGCTCGCAATCCGCGGCGATATCGACGGCGAGCAGTACTGGGAGGGTACCGGCGAGAAGGACACGCCCGACAATCGCGTCCAGTACGAGAAGAAATGTCTGGTGATGAACTTCGAGGTGGAGCACGGCACGTTCGATTACTCGAAATGGTTTCCCGAAGGCAATCGCGCGACGAGATCGGAACATGCTAAGACATCCAATAGCGTGTCCCTCGAAGCGTTCTATCTCGACTGGGTGGAAGACAAGAAACCGCCGCTGGTTCGCAAGAGCCAGGCGCGCGACTATCGCCAGCACTTCAAGGCTTACATCCTGCCCAAGCTCGGCAAAGAGGTCACACCCGTCGAAAGCCTGCAATACAAGCACCTGGTGAAGTTCAGGACGTGGATGATCGATGAGCTAGAGCTCAAGGTCAAAACCTGCCGCAACGTCATCGACGGTTCGCTCAGGGCCATGTACCGCAGCGTCTGGGCCGGTGGCGCGCCGGCGAACAATCCCTTCGAGGTCCTCGAATGGCCGGACCGCCTGGTCCCGCCGCCCGATCCGTTCACCGAAGAGGAGCGCGATCGCATCCTCGAGAAGTTTCGGAAGAGCTATCCGCGGCTCTACGAGCCGATGTATTTTCTTTTTTGGACCGGCGCGCGGCCGTCGGAAGCCGCGGCGCTCCGACTCGGCGACGTGGATCTGACCTCCGGCACGTTCACCATTCGCCGGTCGCGCCACCTGGGCGAAGAGAATGCACCCAAGACGCCCGGCAGCACGCGCACGAAAGAGCTGTTGCCGAATTTGCTCGACGTGTTGACAGCGATGCCGGCGCGGCTGCACGGCTCGGACGAGGAATATTTCTTCACCAACAGCAAAGGCGGGCCGATCGATCCGAACGAAATTCGCAAACGCTATTGGTATGGCGTCCTTTCGGCGCTGAAGATCCGGCCGAGAAAATTTTACTGCACCAAGCACACGTTCATCACCGCGATGTTGAGCGCGGGCTGCAGCGGGAAATTTGTCGCTGATTACTGCGGCACGTCGCTGGAGATGATCGAGAAAGATTACGCCAAATACATACGACATGACGGCATGGCGCCGATGATCGCGCGGCTCAAAGCAGCGACCAAAATCAGCAAGAAGGGGACACGGCGACGGTGACCTTGACGGTGACCTTAAAATGGGTCGAAAAAAACTGGCGGGAATCCGGGAGGTTGTGGCGTCCCCGACGGGATTTGAACCCGTTTCTATATCCTTTATCCACAGCCCCCCGGACATGCACTTTTCATAGGAGAAACTCCCTAAATTTTGCGGCGTTGCTTCCTTTTTGGGCAAGCTCGTAAGTAGTTGATCTTATCCCGCCCGAGCCCCCCAAAACGGTGACCTCTCCGTCAAAATACGAAATGACCGGCAAACCATACGGATTGACGGAATGTCTCGATTGAGCGATAAGAGCACGAAGTGACCTCGTATTTTGACAGCTCGCAAAGTCTAACTTCGCGGCCGGACGCCTTCGCATCGTTGCGTCTTTTTGCGCCTCAGTTGAGGGAGGAAAGCAGGCAATGAGCAACATCATTAGCGTGCCGGCCGAGCCGCGCGACCTGGGCCTGGACGATCTCCGGCATTGCTTTACGCGGGAGTGGGTGATCCGGCGCGCCTTCGACCGCGAAATCGAAAGAATCACTACGAAGATCACCGAGAAAAAGAGGACGTGATGAACTGTCTAGCGAATCTGCCCCGGCGCACCTGGCCCTATGACACGCGAAAAAGAGTCACCGTTATCAGCATCGAGCCGGTTGCCAACAGCGGCAACACCCACATTCTCGCGTGCAAAGAAGATCTGACCAGCGAAGGGTTCATCCTGGTCCGTCGAGGATTGCCCGACGCAAAGGCTGGCGATCTCGGTGTGATCACGTTCAAGCAGGGAGGACCGGCCGGCGGGTACTGGGATTATGAAAAAGTGGAGTCGCAAGGAATATGAACTCGCAAAGTCTAACTTCGCCGCCGGAGGCCTGCCCGGGCGGCTGCGACCATACCGATGACGAGCACATCGCCTTCGACTCCGGTCTCGCCGCAGGAGAGGCTGGTAAACAGGCCGAGGACTGTCCCTACGAGGACTTTGAGCTTGGCGAGGCATGGCTGTCCGGCCATTCGGTCGGAGAGCTGAATCGCAATGATTAAACCGCTGCTGGCGGCCATGTTGATCGCAACGAATATTGCTTTTGCGATCGTTTTTTTCGTGATCGCATTGGATGCGCTGGACGCCGGATTTTATGCCTGGTGCTCAGCTCATATCGTCATGACAGCGGTTAATGGAGGACTGGCAACGTCCGCGCTCTCCAAGCTGTGGAACTTGCTATGATTTCTTCTCCTAAAGGTGACACCCCCCGGAAAATATGGGTATGGAGTTGATATAGGAAGAGTATGGCTCAAAGGGAAAAAGAAACAGGGAAGGATTTTAAGCTCGAACCGCAGACTAACGGCGAGAAGGAACCGCGTGCAGACGCCGGCGAGTGGATCCCTGCGTTCCTCGCCACCCTGCGCACGACCGGAAACGTTTACCTCTCCTGCCGCCAGGCCGGCATCACGCGCAAGACGGCGTACCTTTGGAAGGAAGAGAATCCGGAATTCGCGAAGGAGTGGGAAGCCACCATGGAGGACGCCGTCGATATTCTCGAATACACCGGATGGCAGCGCGCGAAAAGAATCTCCGACGGCTTGATGAAATTTCTCCTGCAGGCTCATCGCTACGGCTTCAAACAACAGCACGAGTTGAGCGGCCCGGACGGGAAGCCGATCCCGGTGCGAGACGTGATTTCGATTGTCGACGATGGAGAGGAGGACGATTGATGAGAGTCAAGGTGGGCCATTGGTGGTACGACGTCGTGCCCGGGTTACCGATCATGGTGGAACTCACGGAAGCCGACAAAGCGTGCATCGCCCATATGAAGGGCGACGCGATGAAGTATGCGTGTTTCGCCGAGACTGAGCCCCTCGACGAAGAAGGAAGAAAACAATGGATGAACGAATGACCCGCCAAGAGCACCTCGCCTGGGCCAAGAAGCGCGCTCTCGAGTGCTGCGATCGCGGCGAGCTGCAGCATGCGCTGGATTCGTTGATCTCAGATCTCGTCAAGCATCCGGAGACGAAGGATGTCAACTTTCCTGATCCGTTTCCTTTTATGTTTTGTTGGAGGCCTGATTACGCCCTCAACTTGTGGATGCAAGGCAAGCTCGACACCCAGGACAAAATGAGCGCGTTCATCAACAGCCTTGAGTAAGAGGATTTCGTGATTGGCCACCTCACAAACTGCGCCACCGCAACCGCGAAAACCGAAGCAGATCGACTTTCATCTCCCGATTCGCAAGGAGTCGACGCTCAAGCTTTTTGTCCGCAAGACCTGGGGCGTGAAGATCCCGGAGATCCAGGTCTGCCCGGATCATACGACGCCCTGGCGCGCGTTCGCCGACGCCTACTTCGCTCGCCATTCGATGGCGGTGTGGCATGGCAGCCGCGGCTTTGCCGGCAAGTCGTTTCTCCTGGCGACGCTCGGACTCACCGAAGCAGTGACGCTGAAGGGCGATGTCAACATCCTGGGCGGGAGCGGTCTGCAATCGAAGCGCGTTCACGACTATCAGCACCGCTTCTGGTTGCGCAAGTCGTCGCCGAAAAATCTTTTGCTAACCGATCCCCAGAAGATGAAGACCGATCTCTCCTGGGGGAATTCGATTCAAGCATTGCTCGCCTCCCAGAACAGCGTGCGCGGTCCGCACGTCCCGCGGCTTCGGCTCGACGAAGTGGACGAAATGGCATTGGACATCTTCGACGCCGCCATGGGGCAAACGATGGCGATCGAGGGCTGCCGCGCCCAGACCGTGGCGAGCTCCACGCATCACAACGCAATCGGCACCATGACCGAGGTGCTCAAGCGCTCGGCCGAGAAAGGCTGGCCGGTCTACAAATGGTGCTACCGGGAGACCATGCGGCCGCACGGGTGGCTCGATCCGGACGAGATAGCGCGCAAGAAGAACGAAACGACCCAGCTCCAGTGGGACGTCGAATACGAGCTTGGCGAACCGTCGCACGAATCCCGCGCGATCATGACCGAAGCCGTCGAGGCGATGTTCGACAAGCAGCTCGGGATCTTCGAAGGAGGAGTCAATCAGTACATCGAGATCGAAGCGCCGGTGGAAGGCGCGACCTATGCCACCGGAGCGGACTGGGCCCGCGACGTGGACTGGACCATCATCGTCACGCTGCGCACCGACGTTTTTCCGTATCGGGTGGTCGCCTTCCTCAGAACCGGCCGGCGACCGTGGCCGTTCATGATTAAGAATTTCGACGACCAGGTGGATCGCTACGGTGGAACGTCCTGCCATGACGCGACCGGCCTGGGGACGGTCATCGACGATTACATCAAGAGCGACGCCGAGGGCGTGGTGATGACCGGCAGGGATCGAGATTCATTGTTCACCGATTACATTCTGGCGATCGAGAAGGGCGAGATCGAAGCCCCGTTCATCACCTTCATGGAGGGCGAGCACAAGTATGCGACCGTCGACGATCTGTACGGGAGCGGCCATGCGCCGGATTCCATCGTCGCCGGCGCCATGGCGTACAAGGCGTCAAAAAACAGCGGAATCAAAATCTGGTGATTGAAAGGAATAGATCATGGGCAAAATCCAAGTCGTAGCCGTGAACGTCGAAGGGGATGACACCGCAATTGCCGAAGCGCTGAAGATGGCGACGAACTTCCTCAATCGAAGCGACGGCAATGCAGATCCGGAACCGCCTGGGGGTCCCCGGGCTGTCACTGCGGCGCTGGCGGCGTCAGCGCAAGCTAGATCTCACGATCCCGGGCCGAGTGAGCGCGTCGAATGCCCGCGCTGCGGTGAACCTCAAAAAAATCGCTATGCACTCGCCGTCCACAGTCGTTTTAGACACCCGAAATCAAAAAAGGCGAAGGAAGCTTCCCACGGGAAGGCGGCGAGCGGAAAAGAATTTTTCTGTCCGGTCAAGAATTGCGTAAAAAGCTTCAAGCTTCGCGGTTGGCGCGACAAGCATGTGAAGAGGGACCATGGGATTGAAGAGTCGATTTGATGGCGACGTAAATATGGAATTCGTCAAAGCCATCTCCCTCTGGCAGCCCTGGGCGTCGCTAATGCTTCTCTCGACCGGGTACCGCAAGATGTTCGAGACCCGCAGGTGGGACACCAGCTACCGCGGAATTCTGCTCATTCATTCGGCCATGCGCATGCCGCCGCAATCATTGAAACTGGCCAGGGAGGAGCCGTTCGAGACCGCGCTCAAAGACGACCCTCTCTGGTCGATCCGCCGCGGGCATGTCCTCGGCGCCGTGAATCTGTCCAAAACGCATCTCCTTCTCGATGGCGTCAAGGAAGAGATTCTCGCAGGCCGCCCGCACGAGGAGGCCTTCGGTGATTACCGCAACGGTCGCGTCGCTTGGGAATGCCCGGATGCCGTGCGCTTCAACGAACCGTTTTTTTGGAAAGGCCGCCAGAGGTTCTTCGACGTGCCGGCACGCAGCGTCCTCCTGGCCACCGAGCAGTGGGACGAATGCCCTGAGTGGTGGCCGGATGCCTCCGGTTGTCCCGGGTGTCTGTGTGAAACCTGCAGGAGTTATGGAGACTGAAGGAACCCCCCGATGGAAACGCCGCGAGTGGAGCAAGAAGTGAAGCGAGCGACGCTGGCGATTCATGGGATCTGGACGAGGTCAAGGGATTTGGCCTGGATCGAAGTGTTTGAAGACATGGCGAGATATGAGCTTGACGTGCGGCCTCGCGAGTATGGCTTTGTGTCGGGCGTTTTGTCCGCCTTCGGCTGGTATCGAGACCGGATTGTGAGCAGCGAAGAGAATTATGTGCGGCGGATTCTCGCGGACGAGCCGGCGCCCAACGTCATCGCGCATAGCTTCGGAGGATACGTTGCCTGGTCGCTCATGGCGGAGCGGAGAGTGAAGTGCCACAACGTCATCCTCCTCGCGCCGGCGGCGCCGGAAGCTACGGACTGGCGCTACTTCGAGGATAAGTTCAACCGTGTGAGAGTCTACTGGTCGCCGCGCGACGAGATCATCGGCCTGGCGCCCTATGGAAGGATGGGGAAGGTCGGGGCGTTGATGACGCATCCGCGGGTGGAGTCGAAGCAAACGACACTCCTGCACTGCCAGCACGTCGAGCCCGCGCGGTTCAAAGAATACATCGAATTTCTACGGCAGGAGTGAACATGTGTGACACTTGCAAGTGGTCCGATCTCCTGGCCGAGATCGAAGAGATGTGCGCCGCCGGCGGTTATGAGTTCGCGGACCGGCCGCTGACCGGCATCCATGACCGCGTCAAGCTCGTGCAGCACGCCACCGATCGGCAGAAAGAAGCCGTGCGCAACATCAAAAAATCCAAGCGGCCGAGAATGGAGAGATGATGACTCACACCTATGCGATCGTTGAAGTCTCCCCGTCGGTCTACGACGAGGTCAAAGCCACGCTGATAGCCGCCGGGTACGAGCACGCGATCGACGACCGGGAGGGGGTGATCGATCTCGACGGCCTCGCGCTGCAGAGCGATCCTTCGCTCGTCAAAGACTCCTCGGAAAAAATTCTTGAGGCTGCCGCCAAGCTCCACGAATCGATCACCGACGCCAAGGCGAAGCTTCTCCTCGAGCTAGAGAGCACCATCAAGGTCGGTTATCAGATGCGCCAGGCGCAGAAGGAATACTATTCTGCCAAGCAGGGCAAGCAATCGCTGCTGGTCGCCGCGAAGCGCCTGGAAGCTGCCTTCGATATGAGATTGGCCGATCTCAGACGTATGGGCGTCGATCTCGGCGATCTGCCGCATTTCATCTGAGATGGGCATAGGGGTTGCCGTTTGGGGCATGAAAGGCAGGAAAATGGGTCGCGTGAAAGAATTTCAACCGATGACGTATATGATCAATCCGGAGGCGATGAAGATTTTGGAGGAGCGCTGGTCCGATCTGTCGCCCAAGGAGGGGACCGAGGAATGCGTCTGCTCCTGGTGCGGGAAGATGATCGGCAGGGATGAGCGGGACCCTTTCTGGGAGGATCACATCGAATATTGCGGTGGCTGCGACGTTTGCGATATGCCCATTCGCATGTGGAAAACCGATCTTGGGAAGACGTTAGAGCTGCGGTTTCACATTAATTGCTTGGTCTGGATCGTCGAGGTTCGTCGGGAAGCCGCCAATGGATAGATCGCCGGAAGTCAACGAAAGGCAATGTTTACGAGGCGCTCCGCATGCAGAATATAAGCGGACCGAGGGCGGAGTCAGATTACCCCTTCAGGGTAGAATAAAGCCAGAAATAACGGCGATTGATTACCCGGAAAATGTGCCGCCCGTGACGCAATCGGAATGGTACTGCCCACGATGCGGACACCGAAAGTGGATGATCGACGGCTAAGCCGACCCTTTCGAGGTAATCGCTTAACGGCATTTCCTGCACTCCCGAAACTTCCGCCCCGGCCTCCCGTAGGTGTTGGCCGGCTTCATGGCATGGCTCTTCGGCGAGCGCCCAAACCCAAGTGCGCTGGGCAGTGCCACGCGGTAGCGAAGTGTTCGAGGAGCGCCCGTTCGCGATCGTTTGGCACTTCGAGATATTGAAAGGTGAATCCATCTCTCAGTTTGCTGCTGTCACCCTTCAAATAGACAAGGACAAATGAAGACTGGGCGGAGAGATGATTCCGAAGTCGCTGGAATAGTCCTGCTTGCCCACGATAAGTCCGGCCGACATGGACCACTCGTCGCATGGGATCTCTGATTACATAAACGCCATGCACATCTGGCGCATCCAGCCGATCACGCGCCTTCGGGAATGGCAGTATCGGCTGCGTATCGAGCAGCGAGAAGAGTTTCGTGATCTGCTCTCGTTCAGTCATCGTGCGTACGACGATCAACCAGGTATCGGCGACGAGCTGCGTAGCCTCTATTTTATTCCTGTCAGGTATTGCGTCCAGTCACCGGCGATGCCTTTCTGGGCGTCCTCGAGCGAAATCTTTCCAGCGCATACCTGCCGATGAAGCCAGTTTTCAATACGGTCCTTCTCGTGGGCCTCTTTGATGGGCTGCGGAAATAGGTTTTTGACATCATCGGCACCGCCGAGCTCGCGTGAGATCAAGTGATCGATTTCCCATTCCTTGCCCGGGCAGTTCTCGGCTTTGTACGCTTCGCAAACCTGCTTTTTCATTTTTGCCGTAACATGCCGTCGATCCTTGCCCCACTTGATTGTGCATATTTGCTGTACCGCCAGGGGTCGAATCGTGCCCGGGGTCAGCGATGGATCTGGCATGGCATAAGTTGTTGCGGCGAGCGCTAGCGCTAGAAAGATCATCGATGCCTCCTTAATGTGCGATGGCCTATATTACTTCACGTGCTCGATCGCTGTCTATATAGCGGCTCGTCGGCCTCGCGCGAAAGCACTTGGCATTTCCGGCACTCCCGGAATTTTCTCCCCGGCCTCCGGTACGTGTTCGCCAGCGTCATCGCGTGCCCCTGCGGACAATGAGTCGCCCGCTTCTGATAGAGCCAGGCGCGCTTCTTGTTCTCGCCGCAGGTCACGAGCTCCAAATGATGCGGCCGGATGCAGGAAGTCAGCCGGCAGGTGTGATCCGGCTGGTGCCCGGGCGGGATCGGCCGACCGTTGCGGATCTCCCAGGTGACGTCGTGGCCGCGGCGGACCTTCTTTCCGACGCGCACGATCGCATAGCCGTCTTTGTCGAGGGCGCCTTGCCAGCGCCAGCAGCCGGTCGGCGTTTTGACGCAGTTGCGGATGAGTTTTTGCCAGAGGGTCACGAGAGGCGACTATCGAACATAAGGGGCTTGACATACGAATTCGCGTAGTGATATTAGATGAAGCTGCATAGTGCAGCACATCGCAGCATGAAGCAAAGAGGTAATAAAAAGAAGCCGCCCCGGGTGAGTGTCCTGCTTTCCAGCCCAGAATACACCCAACTGGAGAAAATGGCGACCAAGTCGGAACGCTCTATGAGTTGGCTCGGAAGATATGCAGTCAGAAGGCTCTTAGATGATTATGCAGAAAAACAGTTGCCCTTGAGTCTCGAGATGCCCAAGGAAGAATGAGGCATGACCAGAATCGAGCATAAGCTGGGCGAAATATCAGGTCAGTTCGGAACCATTTTGATCGATCCTCCATGGCGCTTCTTGAACTCCACCGGCAAGATTGCGCCGGAACACAAACGGCTTCGTCGCTACAACACGATGAGCTTCGATGAAATCGCGGCTCTTCCCATCAACGATCTCACACTCCCGCAAAGTCATGTGTATCTCTGGTGTCCCAATGCGCTCCTCCCGGAAGCGCTCAACGTCATGAAGGCGTGGGGCTTTACCTACAAGACCAATTTGGTCTGGTACAAGGTGAGAAAGGATGGCGGTCCGGACGGCCGCGGCGTCGGGTTTTATTTTAGAAATGTCACTGAGCTCGTGCTCTTTGGGGTGAAAGGGAAGCTTCGAACACTGGCGCCCGGCCGGAGCCAAGTCAATATAATGGTAAGCCGAAAACAAGAACATTCGCGCAAGCCCGAATCGATTTACGATGTCATCGAGCGGTGCAGTCCGGGGCCCCGCCTTGAACTGTTCGCGCGAAAGCGGGTTTCCGGCTGGAAGCAGTGGGGGGATGAAGTGGACAGCTATGAAAGCCGCCGGCTGATTTACAAAGGATATGGGGGTGGCTCAACGGACGTCGTCGCGATAGCAGCGCTTGCTAATTCCAACAAGTAGGAGCGGGCACATTCCTGCGCCGCCGGCGTCTACGCGCGGCATCAATTTACTCCAGTGGGTCGTTGAGGCGCCGTATTTTCTCCCGCATGGCTCTCCGTCACTGTCCGTAAGCTTGTTAAAAATTTCCTGCAACTCATCCATCCGGGTGATGATGACGCCTACCGATATCACATCGAGCTCGTGAAGAAGCCTGAAAGCATTCAGGTCGCGCGAGTAAAACGGGTCCTTATTGTTCCATTCGACTTCAACTGCGATCCGACCTTTGCAAAAATCCACCTTATGGGTTTCGGAATCGACAGTTTTGTCTCCAATGGTTCTTGAAACCTTGATGGCTTTTTCCTGCCAACCCCTCGCTTCGAGGAATTTATCGAACCGACTTGCGATTTTCGATTTTCTACCCCCGCCCACCTCGATCTCACTTCTGAGGAGCTCAAACTGATCGAGGCAATTCAAAATGTCCTCAAATTCCTGGCGATGATCTGTTGCGAGAATCGCTATCGCATGTCGTCGTTCTTCGACATGAAACCTCGCGGAAATTTTCTGCGGAATTAATTCCAGGACCATTTAGGTCCGTATCTATCAGAAAATTTGGGGCGACAGAAGGAATTTTTACTGAACGGCCTTTTTTTGGCCTTTGCTACGAAATCATGTATGATGCCCACGCTATGACAGCGTTAGGCATAGGAGGGTCACAGATGCAATTCAAATCGATCGGCTTGATGAAGTTATTCGGCTCGGCTGCCGTCATCGTGCTGTTTCTGCTCGGTTTGCTGCCGGCGGTGGCGCAGGCGCAGACGGTCACCGCGGTCGACATCACTAAAGCCAAGCTCCAGTTCTCGTGGGTTCAGGGTTCGGGGGGATTACCGACGTATTTTAAATCGAAGTGCGGAGTGTCGTCGGGAAACTATGTCACGTCGTTCAGTCAGGGCTTCGCTCAGTCGAGCACCGACCTATACACGATCCCGGTCAGCGCCGCGACGGCGAGCTCGCCGGGGACTTACTTTTGCGTCGTGCTGGCCGGCAATCCCGTCGGCGAATCGGCACCGACGAACGAGATAAGTTTTTTCGCTGGAACTGTGCCAGGAGCGCCAGCCGGCTTAGGCTTACTTGCACAGTGACGACGAAAAAATAAGCCGATGACCGACGCTGAAGCACTAACGAGGATGCATCAGGTGCGCCGGCAGATCGACGTAATCAACGGTCAGGCCGCGGCGCACTGGGTCGCGCTCCGCGACCGCGTCGAGATCGTCCAGCGGCATCGCAAAGAGGGCGGAAAAAAGGCTGCCGAGACAAGGCGGGCGCGATCGGCGTTGAGAAAGGCGGCATAAATATGGAAGGCTCACTCCAAATCGCTCTTGGCGATCGCCTGCGTCTCGCCGGCCGCGCGATCCGCGGCCTCTTCAAGTCACCGACGCCCCAGGACATCCTCGGCGTCTATGCCGGGCTGTTTCCCGGCGGCCCGGGGTCGCCGCCGCCTCGAGGGATCGCCGAACTCATCAAGAGCTATGCCGACATGCCATGGGTCAATGCCGTGGTCGGCAAGATCGCCTCGAGCATTGCCTGCGTGGAGTGGAAAGTCTTCGTGGTGCGCTCCGATACCGGCGATGTGAAGTGGCGCCGGGATCTCCAGCGCGCTGACTTCGATACCCGCCAGCGGATCTTCAAGCTCCTCAAGAAAGAGCGCCAGCTTGAAGAGGTGGTCGACCATCCGCTGCCGCAGGTAATGGAGGCCTCCAATTCCTTCGTGCTCGGCCTTTCGACCAAGCGTTTGACTCAGATCTATCTCGAGCTCGTCGGCGAAGCCTATTGGATCAAGGAGCGAAACGACTTCGGCATGCCGATCGGCCTATGGCCTTTGCCGCCTCACTGGGTGTTGGCCACGCCCACGCCGGCGAAACCCTATTTCGAGGTCAAATTCATGGGCTGGCAGGGAAAGATTCCCACCAGCGAAATCGTATGGTTCATCCATCCAGACCCCAGCAATCCCTACGGCCGCGGCGTCGGCGTGGCCAAATCTCTCGCCGATGAGCTCGAGACCGACGAGTACGCCGCCAAGCACATGAAGGCGTTCTTCTATAATCGCGCGCGCCCCGACATTATCGTCTCGGGCAAGGGACTGCGGGAGACCGAGACCAAGCGCCTGGAGCAAGACTGGGTGAGCAAGCTTCAGGGATTCTGGCGGACGTTCAAGCCGTACTTTATTTCCGGCGAAGTGAAGGTCGACGTCATCGCCCAAAATTTCGAGCATCTGCAACTGATGGAGCTCCGAAAGCACGTGCGCGATACGGTCATGCAGACCGAGGGCATGCCTCCGGAGATCTTCGGCGTGATCGAAAACTCCAACCGCGCGACTATCGATAGCGCTGACTATCTCGCCGCCCGGTGGGTGCTCGTGCCCCGGCTGGAATTTCTCCGCGCCACGATGCAAGAGCGGCTGGTGCCCGACTTCGACGAACGCTTGATTCTCGACTACGTCTCGCCGGTGCAAGAGGACAAAGAATTCAACTTGAAGGTTGCCACCGCGGCGCCGTGGTCGACGATGGTCGATGAGTGGCGCGCGCTGCGCGAGGAAGAGCCGCTTCCCAACGATCAGGGGAAAGTTTTCATGGTGCCGTTCGGTTTAAATCCCATACCCCTCCAGGAAAACGACACATTTGTTCTTCCCGAGATCGAGCTGCCCGACGTGGGGGATGGAACTGATGACACCACGGAAGATACCGGCGCCGTGGAGGAAGCGATCACGCGCCACCGGCTCCATGAGAAGGGGCTCAAGGCCGGCGAGATCGACGCCCTGGTGATGATCCAGAGGATTGCGCGCCGGATGACTCCGGAGATGCGCAAGGCGTTTCTGTTCGCCGTCAATAGCGCGAAGAAGAAGATGTCGATCGATGAGATCGCTGCCGCGTTCGAGACGCGATCGACATCCGTGGTGCTCTCCAAAATTCCCTTGGCGCAATTCGAAACCGAGTTCGGCGAGAAGGGTGAGAAAGTCTTGAAGCAGACGTTGACGCTCGCCGGCGAGTACGCCGCCAAACTTCTCGCCAAAGAAACCGGGCTGCCGGTCGCCTTCGATCTCACCAACATCCGGGCTGTATCGTGGATCCGGCGCTACGGCGCCGAACTGGTCACTAACGTGACCGAGCAGACCCGCGCCGCCATCGTGCAGGCGATCGAGCGCGCCATCATCGAGGGGCGCCCGCCGGAGCAGGCAGCCCGGGATCTCAGAAATCTCCAGATCGGTCTCAATAAGCAGCAGGAGAAAGCCCTGGCCGCGTTTCAGAAGAAGTTGATCGAAGAAGAGGCTTCGAACATCGAGGACCGGGTTGCCAAGTATGCCAAGGCGCTGGAGCGCCAGCGATCGCTTAATATCGCTAGGACTGAAACCCTCAACGCTTCCAACGGCGGTCAGCAAACGCTCTGGCTCGAAGCGAAGGACGCCGGCTATCTCAATCCAGATAAGACGCTGCGCGAGTGGCTGGTCACCGACGACGACCGTCTCGATCTCAGCGTGTGCGAGCCCATGGACGGGCAGCAGCGCGGCCTCGAGGAGCCGTTTACCACAGGTGACGGCCGCAGCGTCCAGCATCCGACGGCGCATCCGCAATGCCGTTGCTCGATGAGGTTGCGCTTTAAGAAATGAACTTGACTGCTCTGGAAGCCTGCTTCCTGCGCCACGAGCGCGATACTGTGCCGAAGGATCAATTCGTCGATGGCATAATGCACCCGTCCGGAATCCGCGACGTTTTTCATCATGTGAAAACGATAGCAGAGGCACACGGCGTTACGTTTCTTTGCCCGAAGAGTTTCGCCAAGAACAATGGCCCGGTCGGAACGCATCACGTTCTTGTCTGGTTCTCAGGAAGTCCGGTGCCACCGGAGATCGGGCGTAACAAAGACGGGCAAACGGTGCGTTGGGATGCGAGCGGTACATCTCTTGAAAATCTTACACTCAAGCCATCGATTTTGGAGCAGGATAATCTCTGCGGCTGGCATGGGTTTGTTACCAATGGAGACGCAACTTGACCCGCGCGGAAACCATCGACCCCGGCAAAGGCACCGGTTTTCTCGAACTCCTCTCCGAGGAGACTGAATTTTGCGTCCGCGATTTCCGCGAGGAGAAGAAGAACGGCCAGATCGACCTCCATTTTTCCCAGGGCGCGCTGGCCAGCGTGGAGGTCAGTGAGAATTGCGATAATTGTTCGCCGGGGCATGAGGTCGGAGCGTTTGCGCCCCAGCGATCTGCGCTATTCGCCACACGCAAAGTGCGCTGGATCATGGCGCAGAAAAAAAACGGCCGGGTGACCCTTTTGTTCGAGCAAGGGATGATCGCCGCCGTTCGCTTTTACGTGCGTCTCAGCCCCGAGCGCAAAAAAGGAGTTGACAAACTCCCCGAATCGCCGTAATAAGGAATCGTTTCCTTCGTTTTTGTGAGGCGGCCTGCCTCATCGGTAAGGGCCTCATGTGGAGACCGAAAGGTTTTTGCGTGGGGCTTTTGTCGTTTTCAGCCCCGCGCCGAGGAGTCAGGCGCGTGGAACTCACCCAGCGAAAAATCTTCTCCCTCAAGCAATGGAAAGAACTCGCCACCAAGGGCGAAACGCCCAAGGACTGTTTGGTTCTGGTCAGCGCCGATATCGAAGAGACCAAGCAGATCGACGAGGATGGCAACGTCTACCGCTTCGTCATCTCTACTCAGAATCCCGACCGCGACAAGGACGTGATCCACGTCGACGGCTGGCGGTTCGAAAACTACAACAAGAACCCCGTCGTTTTGTTCGGCCACAATTACCGTGCTCTCCCTGTTGCCACGGGCTCTCCCCCCTCTGTTGAAGGCGAAAAAGTTCTCTCCAATGCCGATTTTGCCGCCTCGCGCGTCGATGCCTTTGCCGAGACGGTGCGCCAGTACGTCAAGGCGAAGGTGCTGCGCGCTTCATCCGTTGGCTTCGATCCGCTGAAGTGGATGTATAACGAGGAGCGCCGCGGCTACGACTTCGTCGAGCAGGAATTGCTCGAGTGGTCGATCGTTCCGGTTCCCGCCCATCCCGAAGCCCTCCAGCTCGCCAAATCTCTCAATCTCGACCTCGATCCGATCAAGCAGTGGGCGATCCGCGCGCTCGATGAATGGAGCGAAGAGAAGGGCGTGTACGTTCCAAGGTCGCTCCTAGAAAAGGCCGCCAAGGTCGGCGATAGCGATCGCGTATTTGTAATCTTCGAGAAGAGCCAGCTCGACGAGATGCTGGCCGGCACGCCGAAGAGCGAGAAGGAAGATGACGCCGAGCCTAAAATTCCCGCGCTCCATTCCCACTCGTTGACCCACGGTGTTGACGACCGGACGAAAACCGAATCATTCACGGGCGCCGCCGAGAATTGTCCCGTCTGCAAACGGTTGGCCAAATCGGAAGATGCCGGTCCCGCTAAGCCGCCGGCAGATCAAGCTGTGATCAACGAGGAAGGTGCCGCCCTCACGCTTACGTTGCTCGACGACGGTAGCGAGGATGTTGACGAACAGTCCTTTGAGGTGGACCCCGAAGCCATTCGCCAGGGGATCCGCGAAGCGTTGGCGCCGGTCATCATGCAGCAGACCGGCAGAGTGATTTAATTTTTTTGTCTTGAATTACGCTGTGAAAGCGTTTTGAAACGACGTAAAGGAGGAATCGTCCATGGAAATGACCTCAACCCAGTTGAAGGCTTTCATCACCGAGATCCTGAAGGATTACACCCTGAAGGAGATCGAGCCCCAGTGGAAAGCTCAGCAGATCGCGAGTCAGGACTTTTTCAAAAGTCTGATTTCCGGCGGCCATAGGGAAGAAAAGCCCGGTTACGAAAAGGGGCAGGTGGTCGCGCGAATCATCCGTGCCCTGGCTGCCGGCCATAACGATCCGCAGCGAGCCGCCGCCTGGGCCCAGAAGCAGTGGGGGGACGAGGTGGTGTCGAAAGCCCTGGCTGCTGGCGATGCCGCGGCCGGCGGGTTTTTGATCCCGGACCAGTATTCCGCCGAGATCATCGAGCTCCTGCGCGCCCAGTCGATCGTGCGCAGGCTCAATCCCCTGCAGGTGCCGATGCCAATGGGAACGATCACGCTCCCGAAGATCACCGGCGGCGTCACCGCGCAGTATATCGGCGAGAACGTCAATATCCCGAAGGGTCAGCCTTCTTTCGGCGCGCTGCGCTTGACCTACAAGAAGCTCGCCGCCCTGGTTCCGGTCTCCAACGATCTGCTGCGCTATAACGCCTACGGCGTCGATGCCATCGTCCGGGATGACCTTGTCTCCGGCATCGCCATGCGGGAAGACATCGCCTTCATCCGCGACGACGGCAGCCAGTTCACGCCCAAGGGGCTCCGTTACTGGGCGCCAGCCGCCAACGTCATTCCCGCCAACGGCACGGTGAACCTGGCCAACGTCACCACCGACCTCGGCAAGCTCATGCTCGCTCTGATGAACGCCAACGTGCGCATGCTCCGGCCCGGATGGATGATGGCGCCGCGCACGATGATGTATCTCATGACCGTGCGCGATGCTAACGGGAATTTTGCGTACCGCGACGAGATGCTGACCGGCAGGCTGTGGAATTTCGCGTTTGGGGTCACCACGCAGATCCCGATCAACCTCGGCGGCGGCACCGACGAGAGCGAAGTGTATTTCGTCGATTTCGCCGACTTCGTCATCGCCGATGCTACCTCGATCATCATCGACGCTTCGACGGAGGCCGCTTATCACGACGGAACCAATGTCGTCGCCGCGTACTCGCAGGATCAAACCGTGGTACGGGCCATCGTGCAGCACGACTGCGGCATGCGCCATGACGCATCGGTCGCGGTGTTGAGCGCAGTCAAGTGGGCTCCCTAATCGAAGCGCTTAGGCGCTGAGGCAGATTTCTTATCCATAGGAGGGAAGAATCATGAACGGTCCCGCTTTTACCAGGAACATTGGCGCCTATCTGAAAGTCGTCAAAGGCATCAATCCGGCCAATGCCGCGGCCGGCGCGATCAACGGTGCCGCTATCGATCGAGCCGGCGTCGGCGGTGCTAATTATTTTCAGTCCTCCGTCCTCAAGCTGAGTCGCGGCGCCGTCGCCGGCGCCCCGAGCGCTCACACGGCGGATGGGAAACTGCAGGACAGCGCGGACGGCTCCGCCGGATGGGCCGATATTGCCGGCGCTGCCGTCGCTCAGTTGGCTGCCGACAATACGGAATCCCAAGTGAACGTCGATCTCACCGGCGTGAAGCGGTTCATCCGCTCGGTGGTCACGGTGGCGTTCACCGGCGGTACGACTCCCACGCTGCCCGTCGCCGCTGAAGTGGTGCTCGGGCCGGCAATGGAACTGCCGGTCTAAAGATTGGCGAACAACAGTCCGGAGGTAGGTGATCGATGAAAGCTGTCCGCTTTTTAACCAAGCAGTCGCCCTACAACGCCGGCGAGATCGCCGGATTTCCCGACGAGCTCGCGGACAGGTACGTGAACGCCAAGCTCGCCGAATTTGTTTCTTCCCTGGCCGCGAGTGAGGCCGAAATGCCCAAGAATCCGGCTGAATGGGAGCAACTGCTGAGAGACTGTGTTGACCACCATGAGAAGCGAATCAAAGATCTGCAGGTTCTTCTGGCCGAGGTGAAAACGGAACGCGATGGCCTGAAGGGTCGCGTGATCGAGCTTGAAAGCCAGCTCACCCCGCAGACGTCTGTACCTGCCGCCGGCGACGGTCCCCGCGGTCCGGACGGCGCGCCGATCGACGTGACCGCCAAAGCGGAAGGCGAGAAACCGGCTGGAAACGAACCCGCCGCCGGCGCGGATACCTCCGCTAATTTGCAGCCATCCGCTGCAAATGAACCGGCTGCGAGCTCGGGCGCCCAGGAGGTCTTAGGTGGAACCGAAGCAGCCCCAGCCGGCTCCGGTAAAAAAACCGGCCGGAAATAAGGAGAAAGATCTCAAGGGGCCACGCGCCGACAAGATGGTGCGCGGCGCCGTGAGGGAGAAGTAAGCGTGTCATGCTCGAAGTCGTCACTCCGGCCATCTCGGTGCTGCTCACGATGCTGGCGTCCGTTAAATTGGATCTCGGCATCCCGGATAGCGATACCTCCAAGGATGCGACCCTAAACGACCTTATCCGCGACGCCTCCGACTCGATCCAGCGCGAATACCAGTTTCTCTGCCGGCAAACCTATCGCGAGACGCTGCCCGGCTACGGGAACGCCATTCTCCAGCTCAAGCGCACGCCCATCGTCAGCGTGTCGTCGGTGACACACAACTCTGAGCCGATCACCGACTACACGATAGAGGACAAAGAGGCCGGTCATCTGTACCGCCGTCTCGGATGGTGTTGGACGGCGTCGGTGGGCTGGAAGATGACCGCCTATGTGATCCCCAACAGCGAGCATCCCGACTTTACCGTGGATTACGTCGCCGGCTATCTCGCCGCGGACCAGGCCAATACCAATATGCCGCCGGAAGTCCAGCGCGCCGCCCGGGAGACCGTGATCGATTGGTTCAAGTCGGCCGGGCGCGCCGCCGACGTTCAATCGAAATCGGTTGGCGATCTTTCGATTACCTACGTCACCGGCGACGCGGCGAAGTTTTTCATCCCGCCGCGGGCGATGAGCCGGCTCCAAAAGTGGAATAGGCTTGCATGAACATTGTTTTTGAATCCGATTAACGAGGAGGTTTTTTTATGGCTGAAATTACCCCACAGCAACCGGGCCTGACTCCAGCGGCTCCGACCAACGTCGCCTGCGACGTGGCCGGCGATGCGTTCGCCAACGATGGGCGCATCCTGCTCCATTTCCGGAACACCAACGCCGCCGCCCGAAACGTGACCATCGATTCCGTCAAACTCTGCGATCAGGGCACCGATCACAACATCGTCGTCAATGTGCCCCTGACCACCGGAGAACGGATCATCGGTCCCTTTTCTCCGAGCCGGTTCAACGACGTCAATGGAAAGGTGCAGATGACCTATGACGCGGTGACCAACCTGACCGTTGCGGTCATCAGGGTGTGATGTCCGACATCGAAGCCTGGGCGGATATGATGGCCGATACCGTGACGATCGCGCCACGGACGGGCCTGGATGCCTTTCGCAAGCCGGCTTATGGGCCGGCGAAGTCCTACCGCGCCAGGATCATGGGAAGCAACCGGCGTGTGACTACGGCCCAAGGTGTAGAGGTGGGGAGCTCGAGGAAAATCATCTTGGCTACGACCGACGTGATCAACGTCGAGGACCAGGTGACGCTGCCGGACACTTTCAGCCCGCGACAGCCGCCGATCCTGTCCGTCTCGCCGGTCCGGGATGAGAGCGGCGCGCATCATGTGGCGCTGTTGGTTTAGATGGCGACCAACTTTAAAAAAACCGAGTTCACGGAAGTGAAAGCGCTCATCAAACGGATGCCTGCGAAAGCCGCGATCGCGGCCAAGCAGCAACTGTTCATGGAAGCGGAAGAAATTATCGGCGATGCGAAAGAAAAATACGTTCCCATCGATTTGGGAAACCTGAGATCGAGTGGCTTTGTGCTTCCGATCGGCGGACCCAAGCACTTCGGATTCGATCTTGGGTTCGGCGGTCCGGCCGCTCCCTACGCGCTCGCGGTCCATGAAAATCCCAGAGCCGGAAAAACCGGAGGCGTGTCGCCCTCGGGAAAAAAGTACAAGCACTGGGCGAAAGTCGGTGGTTGGAAGTATTTGGAGAAGCCCTACAACCTGAAGATCAAGGGGATGGATCAGCGCGTCGCCTTAGCGGTCAAGGAGGAGATCGGTTTGTGATGAGCGATTTGCTCGCCTATTTGGAGCAACGGGGCGTCGGCATCCAAGCGCAAACGCTGTTCGCCGGCGGCTTCCCGCTCGCCGTCGAGGCCGAAGGGGTGGCGCTCCTGGAGTCCTCCGGCCTGGCGCCGCTGGAAACCCACGATGACAATGGCGTTGCGTATGAGCAACGCGGCCTGCAGGTTTTGAGCCGCGCGCTCGACTATAACCGCGCAGCGCTGCTGATCCGCCAAGCGTTCGATGCTTTGGTGCCGCTCAAAAACGTCGTGATTGGAGCGACGGATTTCCTCGCCGTTAGCCCGCGGCAGTCCCCGTTCCATATCGGCCCGGATGAAAACGAGCGGCAAATGTTCTCGGTGAATTTCGACGTGCTGGTGCCATACAAAAAAATATGAGGATCAAAGGATTCGAAAAGCTTGGAGAGGTCAACGTGACGAAGTGGGCTGGGCTCGACAATTACCATTGTCCGGCCGGCTGCGGCTACAGTTCCACTGAACTATCTACGCTCACGGATCACCTGGAAGACGATCATGTCCTGCAAACCCCCAAGGAGCGGGAGACCGGCATCCTGAATGCGCGCGGCGAACCATTAAGAATCAGGGAGGAATAAAACCATGTCACTTGGCAAATGGGCGAAAGGATTGCGGCTGCAAATGGGCGATGGCGGGGGACCCGAACAGTTCACCACGATCGCGGAGGTTAAGGATCTCACTTTCCCCCTGTTGAGCGTCGACCAGCTCGACGGAACCAACCATGACAGCCCTAACGACTGGGAAGAAATCATTCCGACGATTCTCCGGCATCCTGAAATAACGTTCAAGGTGAATTTCTTGCCCAACGCTGCAACTCACAATGGCGCCACCGGCTATCAGAGCGTAGCCCAGACGAAGACGCTGAGAAATTGGAAACTTGCGATGCCGCAATTCTCGGGGACCCCAACTTACGCCTTCGCCGCTTACGTCGTGGGTGTGAGTATCTTGGGCGCGGTGGCCGGACTCCTGGAGGCCGACATCACCTTGAAACCAACGGGCTCCGTGGCGATCCCATAAGGACGTAAACAATCGGCTGGAGGTTTATTCATGACCCTCAATGGCAAAAGCGCGATGCTGACGCGCGACGAAATTATCGGCAAGAAAATCCTCAGAACTGAGCGCGTGGAAATTCCGGAGTGGGACGGGGCTGTCAACGTGCGCGAGCTCACCGGGGCGGAGCGCGATGAGGTGGAGTCGTGGATTACCCGCAAGACGGTCGACGGCGAAGAGGGGATTCCGGTCAACCGTTTCGAAAACGTGCGGGGCAAGGTTGCCGCCAAAGCGATCGTCGATGACAGCGGGCTCAGGCTTTTTTCGGACGACGATGCCGAGACCCTCGGGCAGAGGAGCGCGGCGGCGTTGGATCGGATATTCACGGTGACGCTGCGGCTCTCCGGGATGACCAAGGAAGAACGAGCGCGTCTCGAAAAAAACTTGCAGGCCCAGCCGGAGCGCGTCGGCGGTTCTATTTCCGCCTAGCTCTCCAGTTGGGCTTTCCCGACGTCGACGAGTTCCTGCGCCAGATTCCCGCTCGCATGCTGACCGAGTGGGAAACTTATTTCAGACTGGAACCGTGGGGCTCGGATTATTCCAACAAGACGGTTGCCATCCAGACGCGGCTGCTCGCCCATTATGTTTATCGCAAGCAGACCGACGCGGCGGATTGGCTCCCCCAGTTCCAGCAAATCCAGGACGGAGAGGACCGATCGGGTGTGGCGGCAAAGTTTCTGGCTCTGACGCACATGATGCCTGGCGTTTTTAGGAAGGTGCAGTGACATGGCTCTGATTGGCGACGCTGTTGTTAGACTAGGAATAGATGCCGCGGACATGGATAGTGGCGCGGCGCAGGGTATCTCCAGCCTGCAGCAGGTTGAGAGTGCGGCCAACCGCACGGCCGGCGCCGTCGGTCAAGCGGGCGACAAGACCAGCAAGTCCCTTGAGGGAGTCGGTAATGCAAGTAAGAAACTCAGCGGTTCGGTCAGACCCGCCGCTTCCGCGATCGGGCTATTGGTTGGCGAGCTCGGGGCGATAGGACCGATCGGGAATCTGGCGGGTAACGTCATGCTCGGCCTTTCCGCAGGGATTTCTAAATTCACCTTGGCTATGGCCGCAGCGACCATCGGGATCGTGGCCATGGCCTCCGCGATCCGCAATGTCAAAGCGGAGAAAGAGGCTTTCAACCGAGCGGTCCGCAGCAACGATCTGGAGTTTTTCCGAACCGAGGTGGAGCGGCTCCAGCAGACGCTCTCCGATCGGGCTGGGGCCGGGATTTTCATGCGCGGCGCAATGGCGATCGGCGATCTGTTGAGCGGGCAGTCCATCTTGAATTCAAAGACCAACGAGCAACTGGAGGTCTACCAGGAAAGGCTCACTGCGATCCGCGCGGACCGGGTGAAAGACGTTACCGATCAGTTCAAACGGCAAACCGAGATTCTCGGCGCCGGCGACAACCAGGTTGCCAAATTTCTTATCGAGGGACGCCAGGCCACAGAGGATCTGATTAAGAAATTCGGCGACCTTGGTGCTTCCAGCCAGCAAATCCAAACCGCTGCGAGCGCCGTTCGGGAGCTGACCGCGGCGCAGATCAGCGGCGCGCAGCTGGAATTTGCCAAGGGCCTGAGAGAGCAAAACGATCAACTTGGCATCCAGCGGATCGCCCTGGTTTCCGGGACCGAAGCCGCCATCGCGCAAAGCGCCGCCTTGCTGCGCGTGAAAGCCTCCGAGGTTGGGCTGACCGACGCCATCAAGAAAGAGATTGCTGTTTTAGCAGAACGCCAACTGGCGCTCGCCCAGGCCAACGTCGTCGACGCGCTGGAGAAACAATCGCGCGCCCTGGAGGTGCAATTCGTCACCATGACCCAGGGCGCCAGGGCGGGGCGTGAATTGGCGCTCCAGTACCAGCTCCAGGATACCGGGCTTAAAAGTCTCACCCCCGCGATCGAGGCCGCGGCGGAAAAACAGAGGCAGTGGAACGAAAGGATCGACAGTGCGGCAGTTCATCTGCGCAACATGCAACAGGAAATCGAGCGCACCCGCCCGCTGATCGACGATCTCGCCGAAGCGCGGCCGCCAACTCGAAGCGAGCTCGATCAGGTCCGGGTCGATCAGATTAAAGGGGCTGAAACGGCGGCGCAGACGATGCTCCAACTCGAACGGCAGATGACTCTCGATGTCATGAACGAGGCGGACAAGCGCGTTGCCGCCATCAAGATCGAGCTGGCTGATCGGCTGAAGGTGATCGAGGCCTGGCGCTCTACGATGATTGCTGCCAATCAGGACGTCGAGCAGGTCAACGCCCGGGCGGCCGAGCTCACGGCGCTCGCCTGGGAATCCGCCGGCGAGAAAATGAAAAAATCCGCCGAAGACACGAGCCAGTTGATGCAGCATGTATTCGAGCGCGTGTTCGATAGCGTCGCGGATGCGCTGGGGGAGTTTCTCGACAAGGGATTCACATCGCTTGAAGACTTCGCCGAGAATATCCGTAAAACTCTCAATAAGGTTTTCGCCGATATCCTTACCAAGGCGATCAAGGACCAAATATTCGGAGTCGGCGGTGAAGGCGGGGGGCTACTGGATATACTGCTTGGAAAGACCAAAAAAGAGGCGCCCAAACTTCCTGGGGTTGACCTCGATGTAAGCGATGCCGCGGCGCAGGTCGGACTGGGGAAAGTCGCCGATCTCACGCCCGCCGCGATCCAAGCGCTGTCGACCACCGGTGTTGCGACGATCGAAACGGCCGGCGCCACCGCCACGGCTGCCATAGAGACCGCTTCAGCGGCGGCCACGGGCGCCATTGAAACTATTTCCGCAACCAGCATGGCCGGACTGGAAACCGAGAGCGCCACGGCGATCGCCGGCATCCAGGCTGTAGAGGCCGCCGCGATTGCGGCGATTCAGGCAGCCGCGGCCGGCGGCGGATCGGCAGGAGGCCTCAGCGGACTTTTCGACATTTTCGACTCAAGTAGCGGGGAATCGGGAATCGGCGACTTGGTGGAAGGCATGGGGTACCAGCACGGCGGGCACCTGATGGCGGCCGAGCCGGCAATCGTCGGCGAAGCGGGTCCCGAATTATTCGTTCCCGACATGGCCGGGCGCGTTGTGCCGAACGATCAAAGGATGGGCGGGCGCGGCGTTGTCTTCGGTCCCGGGAGCGTCATCATCCAAGCCAACGACCCCGGCTCCTTTCGGCGATCCCAGGGGCATATCGTCGCCACGCTCGCCACCGCCACGCAGCGGGCGCTCAGTCGAGGATACTGATGCTCTTCGAGGATGTGATTTTTCCGACCGATATCTCTTTCAATTCCCCAGGCGGCCCGGAATTTCTGACTACGATCGTGTCCACGAAATCCGGATTCGAGATCAGCAACATCGACCGGCCCAACCCGATCTACGAATGGGACGTCGGCTACGGGGCGCGCAAGATTGGAAAAATTTACGATCTTTACCAACTATTCCTCGCGGTGGCCGGACAGGGGCATCAATTTTTGTTCAAATTTTGGCTCGATTACAAGAGCGGCGTTCCGGAGGCTGCCGTCACACCCCTGGACCAGGTGATCGCGGTGGCGAGCGCTGGCCAGAGCGCCTTCCAGTTGATCAAAAAATATCAGATCGGCAGCGCGATCTACACGCGCACGATCAAGAAGCCCAAAGCCGGGACGCTCCGCGTTTCGGTCAACAACGTGGAGGAGACAACCGGCTGGGTGATGAACAGCACGAGCGGGGTCATCACGCGCACGCCGGCGCTCTCCGGCGGTCAGACGGTCAAAGCCGGATACGAATATTTTTTCCCCGTCAGGTTCGCCATCGACAAGTGGAACGGATCTTTTGCTGCATGGAAAGTCGGCACGGTCGACGTGCGGGTGCGCGAGGTGCTGCTCCAATGACTCGTTCTATTCCTACCGCGCTGAAAGATCATTATGCCGGGCCGTTCACGAGGATCGCAACCTGCGTGCGCGTGGTGCTGCGCCGCTTCCAGCCGCGGATCACCAACATCACGAAAGCCAATCCTGGGGTCGTCACCACGCTTTGGCAGCACGGCCTGGTGACGGGCGACATCGTCCAGCTCGCCGGCGTCGAGGGCATGTCGCAGGTCAATGACAATTTTTACGCCGTGACTTTTTTGACCTCGACAACCTTTTCCATCGATCAGGACACGAGCGCGTTCACCGCCTTCCTGGCGGGGACGTGGTACGGCCGGGCGCACGAAGTTTTCGCGTTTACGGACCATCAAGACGAGATCGTGATCGGGAATATCACCTACGAGCCGGCCGCCGGCTTCGAACGCTCGGCGGTGGCCAGCCGGCTCAACCTGTCGCTCGACAATATCGACGTGCAGGCGTTTATCGACAGCGATCGCATCAAACATGTCGACATCGAGCGCGGGCTTTTCTCCGGCGCGAGTTACGAGATCTTCGAGGTCAATTACGCCAATCCCGCCATGGGATCGCTCGTCCTTCGCACCGGCGAGATCGGCGAGATCCGCAGCCAGGACCTGGTTTTTTTCGCCGAGGGTCTTGGACTCGCGAATAAAATGCATGTGACCTTCGGACCGTTGATTTCGGTCACCTGCCGCGCGGAGTTCGGCAATAAAGTGACGGATTTCCTCAATGAACGCTTTGGCTGCAAGGTCAGGCTCAATCCGCCGCTCTGGCAGGCGTCGGCGGCGTATACGGTCGTCGATCCCAACGACGCAGCGCTGGGGTCCGTGGTGAAGCCGGCGACTTACAATGGCCGGCATTTTCAATGCACAGTCGCGGGCACGTCGGGCGCGACCGAGCCGGTCTGGAACACGGCGATCGGCGCCGTGACCGTTGACGGCGCCGCGCAGTGGACCACGGTCGACGCGACGACCAAGACCGGAGTCGTATCCCTACCGATCGACAACCGCAATTTCGAAGATCATACGCCCGCGGAATCGACTGGCCGATTCACCTTCGGCCTTTTGACCTGGCTCACCGGCGACAACAAAGGGGTGGAGACCGAGGTGAAAAAATATGCGCTCACCGATCGCGCGATCGTGGCGGTAAACCAGGGCGCCAAGCGCTTCGAGTTCATCGGCGACGGCACGGCGTTTTTCTCCCCCGGGGACGTGTTCGAAGTGAAGGGTTCTACCGGCAACGACGGTTTTTATACCGTCAACACCGACGTGTACAACGCCGGCTCCAACCACACGGAAATCGTCGTGCTCGAGGCGATCCCAAGCGCCGCAGCGAACGGGGTGATTTCCTGGAAGCCGGCGCGGTTCGAGCTCAGGGACAAGATGCCGGAGATCATCCAGCCGGGCGACACTTACGAGATCGAGGCCGGCTGCGACAAGCGATTGGAGACGTGCAAGAAATTCAAAAATATTTATAATTTCCGCGGCGAGCCGTGGCTGCCGGGATTCGACAAGGCGCTTTTATATCCCGATGCCCCCACCGGATGAGAGTTGCGATCGATTCGTGGAAGTGGCGGCGCGCGATTTCCCGCTCTCCAGTTTGTGCCGCTGCCAGAAACCGCGCGGGCACATGGGATCGCATTACTATAAAGAGCGCTGGGATTGGGAGTACCGGCCGCTGGTCGGAGAAAAGTTTGGATTGTTGGGGACGGTCGAACTCCACTGGCAAAATGGCCACTACCTGGCCGGCCGGGAGTGCTATCGCTTCGAAGAGAAAAAAGAATTCACGACCGTGGCACAATTTATGATGCGCGAAAAGGATCTTCCATGGCAACGCGCGCTGACATAGTCGCCGAGGCCCGCAGTTGGGTGGGCACACCCTTTTGCCATCAGGGACGGGCTAAGGGTCTCCGCGTGGATTGCGCCGGCCTGATCGTGGAGGTTGGCCGCGCGCTCGGCTTTAACGTGCCGCAGCAAACGAATTACGGCCGCTTTCCCATGCCCCAGTGGCTCAAGCCGGTGCTCGAGGAGTATTTCGATCGAGTCGCTGCTGAGGACGTAAAACCGGGGGATTTTTTTTACAGCCGGGATTTTCTGATCGGCGGCGCGCCGCGGCACTTCGGTTTTTTTACTCCCGCCGGCACGATCATCCACGCCGATATGCGCCGGGGAAAATGCGTCGAGCACGCGCTGTTGCCCGAACAGCGCCGTTTTTTTCTGAGCTATCACCGCTTCCGGGGGCTCGTAGACTGATGGCGCGGTTGGCGATAGGGATCGTCGGCGCCGCGATCGGCGGGTGGTTCGGGGGACCCGTCGGGGCGTCGATCGGCTGGACCATCGGCTCGTTCATCGGCGGGATGCTCTTTCCGACGCCGGGACCCGTTATCGAAGGCCCGCGGTTGAACGATCTTAAAGTGGTGACCTCGGCTTTCGGGGAACCGATCGCGGATAATTGGGGCACGATGCGAATCGCCGGCCATCTGGTGGATTCCCAGGATATAAAAGAGCACCGCGTCGAACAGGAGGTGGAGGGGGGCAAAGGCATGGGCGGATCGTCGGGGACGCAGGTGACTTATTTTTACACGGTGGACGCGCAGTTTCTAATCTGCCGCGCGCCCGCCGATGGCATCCGGCGGATCTGGGCCGACACGAAATTGATCCGCGACGTTTCGGCGGATGCCACCCTCGAGGAACTTTTCGCAAGCGAGTCCAAAGTAAAAGGGGGGAGATTTGTTTTTTACTTGGGCGCCGAGAACCAACTCCCCAACCCGGTGATGGAGGCGCTGCACGGCGTTGGCGAAGTTCCCGCCTACCGTGGCGTCGTGACCGCGGTCACCGATAATTTTAAGTTGACCGACTTCGGCAATCGCATTCCCAATTTTCAATTCGAAGTATTCCGCAACGGCCAAAGCCAATTCGCGCTGTTGGGGACGTTTCCACCCATTCTTGCGGGAAATCTCAGAGCATCATGGAGCCACGTCGACGATAACGGCGAGATTGTGTGTCTTAACCGTGACGCCGGCCAGCCGTTCGACGCCTATGAGGACGACGCCTTCTGGGCGGCGCGTTTTACTTTCGCCGGCATCATACGCGAGGAAAAACTCTTAGATCCAGACCCGACACAGACTGGTTTCGCTCCCGTCGGCGGTCATGCGGACCGTCCGATGTATTTCACCACGCGGGCGGATAATCCGAGCGTGACCCTATTCGATTACCTGAACGGCCTCGTCTACCATCTCGCTCGCCCGCCGGCGTTCGCGTCCATGATCGCCGACCGGATCGTGGTCGAGGATGACGATGTCTATATGATCATCAACAATTACCCCTTTGAGCTTGCGCCACCCTTCGGCGAACTGGTGCATTTCCAGTTCCCCAATACGTTCGTCAAATCCACCAGCGCGCTCACGACCTGGTTGACGGACGATCTCGACGGCATCGGCACGCAATACCTCTATGCGCTGAGCATTACCGGCGGCAACCATTTCATTAAAAAATTCGACAAGGCTTCGTTTGCCCTGGTGGGCAGCCTGGACACCGGGCTCAATTCGGTGATGAACATCTCGGTAGTATCCGACGACGAAATATATTTTGTCTCCCAGGCCGGCGCAGGGCAGAACTCAAAATTCTGGCGGGTGGACAATTTCTCCACGATCACGCAGATCGGCGAAGCGCCTGCGACCCCGATGTTTTTGTCAAACGATCACACGTTGATTTATAAGAACGGCCTCTTTTTCTGGGGAGTCACCGGGAATATCGGCGGCGGCGAGATCGACATCTATGTCTACGGCGGCGGCCTGGCGGTGGCGGGGATCCCGCTCTCCATCGTGGTCTCCGAAATTTGCCAGATGGTCGGTCTCAAAACCAGCCAGATCGACGTTGCGGAGCTGCTCGATATCGTCGACGGCTATGCCCGGGGGCGGCCCATGACACCGCGCGATTTGATCGCGCAGCTCCAGATGCGCTTCTTTTTCGACACGGTGGAGTCGGACGGCAAATTGAAATTTCGCAAGCGCGGCAGGAGCCCTGCTCTCACGATTCCGAAAAGCGAGCTCGGAGCGCACGAGGTGGGGTCCGATGTCCCGCAATTCGTCACGACGACGCAGGTGCAGGAGCGGGAGCTGCCGGCGCGGCTCGAAGTCAATTACTTGCAAAGAGACAAGAGCTACGAGCAGGGGAACCAATACGACGAGCGGCTGATTACCCAGTCGCGCAACATCCTCACAGTGCCGCTGGCCATCTCGATGTCCGACAACGCGGCCAAGCAAACAGCGGTGGTCCTCTTGACCGAGTCATGGCTCACGCGCAACCAGCGCGAGATCTCGCTCACGCGAAAGTATATCGAGCTGGAGCCCACCGACGTGGTCACCTTACAGGTGGATTGATCTATGCCGACAACCAATCTTCAAGTCCCGTATATCTCCGCGAGCCAGGCGCAAAAAGAAGTAACGGCGAACGATGCGTTCGATCGCTTCGACGCGGCCTTGACAGCGCGCCTGGTGACATCGATTTCCGGCGCCGATGTGACGCTGACGGATGACCAGTATAACCAGAATATTCATTTTCAATCGTCCGGGACATTGAGCGCCGCCCGCAACCTGATCGTTCCCGCCCGGAAGAAATTATTCATGTTCGAGCACGGCTCGTCGGGGGGATTCCAGATCACAGTGAAGACGCCCGCCGGCGGCGGCATCCCGCTCCTGTTTCCGCAGAAGGCGCTCCTCTATTGCGATGGGACCAATGTCATCCTGGCGATCGCCAACCGGAAAAGCTTCGGATACCAGGTCGAGGATCTGGCGGCGGGCGCCGATATTGGCGACGGTACCGCGGCCAACGCGCGCTCGATTTTCATGGCGCAGCACGCGCTGACGATTCATAAAATTTCGATTTTATCTCAGGGGACGCCGGCCGGGATCGACGATACCAACACCTGCGCCGTTAAATGCTACCGGGGAACCACCACGATCGTCACGAAAACGTACAACACGGCAACGCCGTTCCCCGCCAATCACGCGGAATCCGACCTCGGGGCGCTTAGCGCCAATGTGTTCGCGGCCGGCGAGGATCTGCGCATCGACGTGGTCAACGGAGTCACCGCCAACCCGCCGCCGTTCATGCTGCTCGTCGAATACGAGCCGACGGCGGCTTAAGGAGAACCATGGGAACCATTGCTCCGAGTAAAACCAGCAACGTTTCAATTCTCGCGATGACCGCGATCGCCTCGAACACGGTCGTCAAGTCGAGCGCCATCGATGTCTCCGGAAAATTCGCCGCGAGCATTTTTTGCTGGCTCGGCCGCGACGACGTCGGCGGAGTGCTCGCCGCTGCGGCCCTGATCCTGATCCAGGGCTCGCCGGAATCGTCCGGCGATGACACGTGGCAGGACCTGGCGACGTTTGCGAGCGGCGTCACCCTGCCGGAAGCCGAAGCCGTTTCTGGAACGGAGGCCGCGGGCGAAACCGTTATCGGCGTTGCGTCGACAACCAACCTGGCCGCCGGGCAAGAAATTTTGTTTAAAAACACCACGCTCGCAAACTCGGAGTTCGCGCGCATCATCGCCCTGGTGGCGAATGTCTCGATCACGGTGATGGATGCGATCAAGAACGCGCAGACCGGCTCGACGATCTACAACCAGGCGGAATTTTTCAACGCGCAACTCGACCTCGCTTCGATGTCGCGCATCCGCGTGGTGTACGACTGCTCGCAGACCGGGCGGAGCGTGGTGGGTTACGCGCGCATGACGACCCTGGATGTACTGACGACGACGTAGGAAACAACCATGCCCTTTCGCGGAAGAGTCGGGTTTCGAAAACCCCCCGCCGGCACGCTGTTGAATGTTCAGCATCCCCTGGTGCCCGATGAATCCTGGCCGCTCACCGAGACCGGCGTGGTCAGGGATTTTGGGCGGAAGTTCGAGATCACCGATCTGCGCGGCGGAAAGTTCGTCGACAGTCCCTTCGGCCTGGCGCTCGCGCATACCTCGACGGCGGACAGATCGACGTTGGCCAGCGTGGAGAGTTTCGTGCTTCCGACCCAAGTTTTGACGGCGATGCTCCTGTATCGAAAAACGGATGCAACGCTTCGAGGCTCCGGGGCCTTCGGCGTCGCCGGTGGTGTGTCGAGCAATCGCTGCGGCGTGAGTCTGCCGTTCTCGGATGGCATCGTCTATTGGGATTTCGGTGGCACTGCGGCAGCGCAGCGGCTCTCGGTTAGCGGGCTCACGTTCGGAAACGACGTATGGTTTTTCACGACCGGAGCCCGGGGGATGGAGATCTGGCAGAATGGTATTTTAGCCGCTGCGAATTCCAACAATCCCACACGCATCTCGAGCGCTAACGCCTATCAGCTAGGGACCCACGGGGGCCAGGCCTCCGACCTGGCGCAGTTCGGCGGCTTTCATTTGTGGCGGCGCCAGCTCGAGCGGGCCGACATCAAATATCTCTCGACTCATCCCTGGGCGTTTTTCCGCGCGCCGTTTTTCGATTTGCTCTATACCGCCCAAGCCGTGCCCAACACCGGATGGGGGCGTATGCTGAGCGACGAAAGGAATCAAAGGGTTTATATATGATCAACCTCGGAGACCGCGCCGCCGGCAGCACGATCCATCTGCACTTTACGACCGTGGAGGCCGCCGGGACGCCCTTTGCCTGGGCCGGCACCCCGGCGATCAGCGTCTATAAGGACGGGGGGACAGTGGAGTCGACGGCGGGCATCACCATCGACAACAATTTCGATGCTCGCACCGGACTCCACCACGTCGCCATCAATCTCAGCGCCGATGCTATATTCTACGCGGCCGGGAGCGATTACGGAGTCGTCATTACATCGGGCACCGTCAACGGCGTGAGCATCGTCGGTTACGTGGTCGCCCATTTCACCATCGACAAATTAAAGTTTGCTTTCAGCGCTGCGGAAGTCGAACAGATCCGCGACGCGCTGGGAATAAACGGGACCAAAACCGCGGCTGTCAGCGGCCAGTTGCAAGCGGTCAAAACCAAAACCGACAGTTTGAGTTTCAGCATCGCCGGCGTGGTGGACGCCAACGCGGTGCGTTGGAAAAATATCGTGCCCGCGGATCTCATCGGCGGCCGCGTCGACGCCAACGCGCAGGTGGTCGCCGACAAGACCGGGTACTCGCTGCTGAGCGCGCCGGGAATTCAGAAGAACGCGCCGTTCAATAATTTCGCTTTTTTGATGGTGAGCGCGACGGACGGGCGCACGCCGGCCACCGGGCTCAGCGTCTCCGGGCAGCGGTCCATCGATGGCGGCCTGTTTGCGAATCTCGCCAACGGCGTCACCGAGATCGGCAATGGCTGGTACAAAGTCAATCTCGCGGCGACCGACCTGAACGGGGACTTCATCGCGCTCAAATTCACGGCCACGGGCGCGGACCAGAGGAACATCGGCATCATCACGGAACCATGATTCTCGACCAAGATTTTCAGTCTCGGCAGATCAGCGGGCGCTCGTACTTCACCGCTGTAACGCCGATCCAGAGCTTCTCGACGCTGCCGGCGCCGCCGCCAGCCGCGCTCAGAAATCTTTTATTGCGGGTCGTCGAGGCGCATTACGGTCCGCCCGGCTTGATCGCCCTGACGCTGCTCGACGACGACCCGCAGATCTACGTCTCGGACGCCATCGCCGGAGTGCCGGCCGCCGGGGAGACGAGCCAGATCGGAGTGATCGGTTCGACGCAGCTCTCGCTCATGGATATCCCCATGCTCCGGGACCAGGACGATGCCCCGGGCTACTACGTGGCGATGACCGGGATCGGCTCAAAATGGCGCGGCGCGGTGCTGTTCCGGTCCGGGGACGGCGGCGCCACCTACGATCCGATTCTCACGCTCACGGTGAGCGCGATCCGCGGCACGGCGCCGGTGAAACTCGCCACGACATCGAGGCCGGAAACCTGGGACCGCGTCAATACTCTGGACGTGCAGATCTTCGGCGCCGGCGTGCCGCTGAGCGATAGCGAAATTAACGTGCTGAACGGCGCTAACGCCGTCGTCGTGGGACGGGAAATCATCCAGTACTTAAACGCCACGGACCTCGGCAACTCGACCTGGCGGCTGTCGACCTTGCTGCGCGGCCGGCGCGGCACCGAGTATGCTGTCGGAACCCACGTGAACAATGAAATCTGCGCCTGGGTAACGCCCACCGCTTCGGTCTTCGCCGAAGCATCGGCGAGCGAGGTTAATCTCGAGCGGCTCTACCGCGCCGTTTCGATCAACACGCCGTTCGAGCTCGCCGTGGTCAAGCGTTTCACACATACGGGGAACACGCTGCGGCCCTACACCGCCGTTCACATCAAGGGGACGCGGGACGGATCGAACAATCTCACCATCACCTGGATTCGCCGGACGCGGATCGGCGGCCACTGGGCCGATTATGTGGATGTCCCGATCGGCGAGGCAACCCAATCCTATGAGATCGATATTTTGAACTCGGCCAAAACCGCGGTTCTCCGGACTCTGACGTCCGCGAGCCCATCCGTAGTGTACACGGCCGCGCAGCAATCGGTGGATTTTGGCTCGCCGCCCGCATCGGTGAACATTGTGATCTACCAGATGAGCGCGATGATCGGGCGCGGCTTTGCGAGTTCGGCGACCGTGTAGAGACGGTAAAGAACCGTGTGGTCGGACCGGGACAGGGATAAGGAGGCATCATGTCTGACGAATCAAAACTGGAAGAGATCAAACTGCCGTTGCCCCAATGGGCGCGGCTGTTTCTCCACGTCGGCTTTCCGACCGCCGTGGCCATCATGCTGCTCGGTGCCCTGCTTGGATGGATACCCAGTCCGATGATGCAGGCCATGGGGCGGATGGAATATCAGGGCTGGCAGCAAAGCCGGATTCTACGAGCTATCTGTTATCGATTGTCGCAGGGAGCCCAGGAGCGCGTCGACTGCGAGCCGTGGAAAGACCCAACGCAGTAGGAAGGAGGAACGTTATGATCATCTGTATCGACCCCGGCCATGGTGGCCATGACCCGGGCGCCACGTTTCACGGCGTCCTGGAAAAAACTATCGCCTTAGAAGTATCCCTGCGCCTGCGCGATCGCCTGGTCGCCAGAGGACACGAAATCCGGCTCACGCGCGAGGAGGACGTCTATGTCTCGATCGGGGCTCGGGCGCGCTTCGCCAATCTCATGAAGGCCGATCTCTTTATCTGCCTCCACATGAACGCGGATCCGGACGAGGATCTTCCCGGAATGAGGGAGGCGCGCGGCGACGAGATTTGGATTTATCCGAAGAGCCGGCTCGGCGGGACGTTGGCGCAAGCGATCGGCGCGCGGATCGTCGAGAAGTTTCCCGACGAACCTTGGCGCGGCGTCAAAGAGGAAGAGTTCGGCGTGCTTGTGATGACGTCTATGCCGGCCGTCCTGATCGAGATGGGCTTTATCGATCACAGCGAGACCTCGCGCCGCATGGCCGATCCGATCGTGCAGACGGCTATGGCCGAAACCATTGCTCAAGGAGTGGAGGACTACCATGAAACGATTCAGCAATCTCTTGTTGTGTAGCGTTTTCGTTCTAACCGGCTGCGGCCCGGGCGGCCTTTTTCTACCCAACATCAAGGATTACACACCGGAGCAATTGGAATCGTTCAAAGACCTTGGATACGATGCCGTGCGCTGCGCCAACGTCAAAGGGCCGCCGCCGAGCGGGAACGTGTCCACCGTGACGATCCCAAAAGGGCGCAATGCCAAAGTGGTATTCACGGGTTGCGATGTACATTCGATTGAGATCACCGGCGGTGCCATGGAGGAAGCTATAGAAGCCGAGGCTGCCAAGGCCTCAGTCCGTTAACGACCTGCCTGCGCTGCGGTCATCCGATCGCGGATGGATTTTATTGCACCCATTGCGGCTTCACCCCACTGTGGCCGCGAGCATTGCTTTTTCCGTTTCCTGTGTGGTAATGCCTTACGAAGTGATTTCGTAAGGAGACGCTTTCATGAAGCCAACCATCCAGGAGATCCAGTTCTCGAAGATCAATCCCGCGCCCTACAATCCGCGCCAGCGCTTAACCCCTGCCGATCACGAATACCAGACGATCAAAAACTCGATCCACGAATTCAGTCTGGTAGAGCTGCCGGTCTGGAACAAGCGGACCGGCAATCTCGTCGCCGGTCATACCCGGCTGGACATCCTCAAGGCCGACGGCGAGAAGAGTGCTCCTTGCGTCGTCGTCGATCTGCCGGCGGACCGGGAGAAGGCCCTCAACATCACTCTCAACAATCCCCACGTCGCCGGGAAGTGGGATGATGTGGGACTCGCCGCGCTGCTGCGCGAGATCGAGCAAGGGATGCCCGATCTCTACGACGGCCTCGACATGGCGCCGCTCAATCAAGAAATCGATCTAGCCGGCGGAGCGGATGACGAGGAGCTCGAACTGGAAGAAGGAATCGGCCCGCCGGAAATGGAGCTGCTGCCGTTTGAGTCCTATAATTATTTTGTCCTGTTTTTCAAAGACGCGCGCGAGTTTGAAGCCGCGGCTGAGCATTTCGGCCTGGCCGAAACCAAAGTGCCCGGTTACGTCGGCAAAAAGACGATCGGTCTGGGCCGTGTGATCGACGGCGCCGGCTATCTCCGCCGCCTGCGGGCCGCCAATAGCGCGGCGCGCGCGGCCAAAAAAGCTCAGCCATGAAGGACAAGGATCTCCGCGTCGTGATTGCCGGCGGGCGATCGCCATCCGCCGCTCGCGACGCCTATAAGCTCGTCCGCCCCTTCACCGATATTTGTGTGCCGGCCAGCGTAAAATCGCGCTATGCGCCGTTCGGCAAGGCCGTCATTACCTATCCCAACGAGATCACCGCCGCCGGCGCACTCCGCCGCTGGATAATCGAGCATTACAAGCAGCAATGCATTGTCATCCTGGAGGAAGACGTCTTCCGAGCGCTGTGCCTTGTGGGCCGCCGGCCGCGCGCGATCGCGGATCCGGAGGCGATCCGGCGCATTCTGCTTAACGCCGCGGCGATCGCGGAAGGCATCGGCGCGAGTCTTTTTTCTTTCGCCGCCAGCTCCAACATCGTGCACTTCACGCCCTATGATCCGTTCGGCATGATGAAGGTTGCTGGCGGCGCCGTCGGCTTTGTCGGTCGCAAGGTCCTCCCGGATCCGGCGCTCAATCACGCTGTGGCAACGGATCTCAATCTCCAGGCGCTGCTGAAGGACCGCATCGTCTGGCAGGACACGCGCTTCGTCTTCGAGCGCCGCGCGCCGGCGGGGCTGCGGACAGGCGCGCCGGCCAGCTCGACGGCGCCGGACAAAGCGCTATGGGCCCGCGATCGCCGCCACCTGAAGCAAAAGTGGGGCGATTATATCGAGGAAAAAAAGGTCGGCGGCATCACGCGCTTGGTAGTGACCAATGTCACGAGGCGGGAGAAATTCTCAGCGCACCGCCAGGACGTCGACGGGCTGGAGGTATGAACGAGCCAATGATCAAACGGAAAAGAAAACGCCGCACGGCTTGCGTCTCGTCGGGACGGCATTTGAGCTGCCGAAAACAAGCGACTGGCTTTAACAAGTTAGGATTGAAAAATAAGAAATTAGGGGTAAAGGGTTCCCGGATTTTTTCGCTCCTTACTCCTTACTTCTTGCTACTCACTATCTTTAGCGGCTGCATCGTGCCGATCCCGATCTTTGTGCCCGGCGGCGTGCCGGAGATCCGCACCGGCAACCCGCGTCAAGGCGTCTGGGTCACTGAAACAGGCCATGTTTGGCTCTGGAATGTTGACGATCGACCAGAGATTGTCCGCGCCGCGTGCGCAGGCTATGACGGCTGCGTTAAATGGGTCCCCGGAAATCGGATCGGCGAAATCTATCTGCTCGACTCTAATCGCATTGCGCTCCACGAATGTGCTCACGCGCTGGGGTTTTCTTTGGCGATGACTGCGGCAGAAATCGAAGCTGAACTCCATCACCTCAAGGAAATGCCCGCATCGATTTCGCTGTGGCGCGATGGACCCGCGAGACAAGAGCCGTGCGGACCGAGCGCGATTTATACCGGAGTCGCGGGATTTGGCAGTGAGAGGGGCGGGCGTCTGCTTCCGCTTTGCCGGGGTTGCGACGAGGCGGAGTGGTGGAGATGGGAATTGCCGCGATGAAGAATGCCGCTGTGACTGGGCACTCAGGAATCAGAACGGGCGCGATTAATCGCGCCCCTACGTCCATCCCCTGGATTCTCCGGGCGGTCCCATCGATCCATCCGTGCAAACTCTGCACGATGCTCCTGGAACCGGGCAAGCCCCGGCTTTGCCTGGGATGCCAGAAGCGACCGGAGGCCCGCGCCCTCTTATCGCTGCCGCAAAATAATCGACGGTTTTGGACGCGGGGAGAAGAGATCACGCTGCGGGAAATGTTCGAAGAGGGGAAATCGAACGCGGAAATCGCCGGCGCTATCGGGCGCTCACTTTCGAGCGTTTCTCAAAAATTTGCGCAACTGAAGCTCTATCGGACGGCCCGCCACTGTAAATATCCATGGACCCCGGAGCAAGAACAACTCCTGCGCGATCGGTACAATGGGCAGCCCAAGCGCATCGACGAACTGGTGAAGACGATCGGATATCCGCGTTGGAATATTACCAGGCGGGCGCACTTGATGGGCCTGGCGCGGACCAAGGAACGGGAGTGGTCAAATAGAGAAAAGAAGTTGCTCACGGACTGGCTGCCACACCGATCGCTGGAGTGGATCGCATTAAAGCTGAAGCGCACGCGCTGCGCCGTGGTGCTGAAGGCCAAGCGTCTGAAGATCAGCAAAAGCGGCGCCGGTTACACGGCGCGGGGCGTCGCCATCGGCCTGGGCGTCGACGATCACAAAGTTGTCCGCTGGATACAATCGGGAAAGCTTCGCGCCTCGCGCCGGGAGACGGGCCGGCACGGCGGGCAGAATGGGGACTACTATTATATCGATCCGCTAGATCTCCGCGATTTCATCAGGGCAAACCCGGACGAAGTATATGTCCGCCACGTCGATAAAAGGTTTTTCATCAGGGTGCTGACGACTGAGCCAGCCTGCGCGAACTGCGGGAACCGGACGGGGACGCCCAATCCTTTCGCATGGCTGCAAAGGCCTCGGATTTCTCGTTCCGGCCCCTCTCCTACGCCTAGCCTCGATTCCCAAAACTGACCCTGTGGAGTACAGGCCCGTTACTCCACGGGGCGCGATAAACTTCCCTGGATGGCCTGATTCGGTGCCTGCGGGATACGGCTACCGTCCCCTTGACCGAGGCCGATAAAGGCCAGGGCGCCCCTATCCCGGCCAGCAGGACCCCCTATCTGGCGGGGGATGGGCCGAGGGGCCCGCCCGGTAAAAGAATTATCGAAAATAGATTGCAGGGGGGTTGACTCTTATAGGTCAATGACCTATATTAGCGTCATGGTTGGAGAGGAGTTGAAGAGGTGGCGGGAGAAACTGGAAATGACTCAGGCGGAATTGGCGAAACGATTGAAGGTTGATGTGATGACAGTGAGCAACTGGGAACGTGATAAGCGCCGCATCCCAGAATTCTTAGATCTCGCGCTCAGAGAAATCGAACGCGAAAATAAGTAGGCTGAAAATTTTTTGTCTCAACTGTAGGTCATTGACCTACACAAAGGAGAAACCAGATGAAAACGAAAACCAGAAACCAGAATCAAGCCGCTCACGAAATCCACGTGTACGGGGCCGCGGCGGTCTTGAAGATCCCGACCTGCGGGATCTGCGACGGCGAGATCGTCTGGATCGGCGACGACTGGTACCACGCGCGCGCGTCCGAGTACGACCACTGCGCCCGCGCCGGCCAGGGCCACACACTCTACGTCGCCGACTACAACGCGGAAGCCGAAATTGCTGCTTAACGAAAAAATTAAAAGGGGAATGATCATGGAAAACACGTTAGCCGAACTGAAGAAGATCGAGTCGCTCAAGCGCGCGGCCGAGAAGGCCTGCGCCGAGTATCTGTTGAGATTGATCGAGACGAAGAAGCCCGCCGGTTTGATCGTCGTGCTCGATCCCTTCGCTTCTTTGCAACCGGGCGCGCCCCATGGAGTATGGGCCTCAACTCCACGGGGCAAGGAGGCATCATGACGCCGGACATTGCGGACGGTCTCGAACAACTGATCGCAGCTATCGAGACGCGGCGCGCATCGATGGAGCGCTGCAAGCGCGAGCTGCTCAAAGGCGGGCCGACCGTGGCCGCCTATCATGAGCTCGTCGCGCTCAAGACCCAGCTCGATCATCTGCGCCTGGCCGAGGACGTGCTCAGCGACGCGCTCAGCGCGCTGGCGAGGATCGAGGAAGCGGCCAAGAATGCCGCGTGAAAAGGAGAACGAACATGATCTACGTTGATCCAACAGGACTGATGCAGGCAATCGGGATCTTCATTAGCTTTGGCGTCTTGCTCTATGCGCTGATCGAGATCTGCGACGGCTAGTTACCATTTGCCAGGGATCATGGACGCGGCCGCGGGGCACGCGCTTCGTGTCAGGCCCACGGTAAGGGCGCAATTCATTGTGCCCGGCGCCTCCCGGCCGCTCCTGAGATCCCGCATCCCCGGCCCGGTCCGGACTCCGGACCGGGGAGTTAGCGCAATAAACATTCCCAACGCGAAAAGGAGAAATTGACATGGCTGAACCGACGATCGTCTGTCCGAAATGCAAGACGGAAATCAAACTGACAGAGTCCCTCGCCGCGCCGATGATCGATGCCGTGCGGCGCGATTTCGAATCGCGCATGCAGCAAAAAGACCAGGAGGCCGCGCGCAAGCTCGAGCAAGAGACCAAGAGGATCGAGGCCGAGGCCGGCGCCAGAGCCAGACAAATAGTCGACGATGATCTCCAGCGGCAAAAACAAGATGCCGCCGAACTCCGCCGGCTCCTTCAGGAGCGGGAGGCCAAGCTCGCCGAAGCGCAGAAACAGCAGGCCGAGATGCTGCGCAAGGAGCGCGATCTCGATGATGCCCGCCGCGAGCTGGAGCTAACGATCGAAAAACGGGTGCAGTCGGATATCGGCGCAGCGCGCGACCGGGCGAAACGGGACGCCGAGGAGGAGATGAAGCTCAAGGTCCTGGAAAAAGAGCACACGATCACGGCCATGCAAAGCCAGATCGAGGACTTGAAGCGCCGCGCGGAACAGGGATCCCAGCAGCTCCAGGGTGAAGTCCAGGAACTGGAACTGGAAGCTACGCTGCGCGCGCGCTTTCCCCAGGATGAGATCACACCGGTGGGTAAGGGAGAGTTCGGCGCCGACATCTCGCAGCGCGTGATGGGCCCCTTCGGCCAGGCCTGCGGCACGATCGTCTGGGAGTCCAAACGGACCAAGCACTGGAATGACGACTGGCTGCCCAAGCTCCGCGCCGATCAACGCGCGGCGAAGGCGGAGATCGCGGTCATTGTCAGCCAGGCGTTGCCGAAGGAAATAGACACGTTCGATCTGATCGACGGCGTTTATGTGACCCATTCGCGCACCGCCCTGGCCGTGGCTATGACATTGCGCCAGAGCCTCATCGAGCTTGCCGCCGCGCGGCAATCGTCCGAAGGCCAACAGACGAAAATGGAAATGGTCTACGGCTATCTCACCGGCCCGCGCTTTCGCCAGCGCGTGCAGGCGATCGTCGAGGCGTTCACCTCGATGAAGGAGGATCTCGACCGCGAGCGGAAAGCGATCATGAAGCAATGGGCCAAGCGCGACGAGCAGATTGACCGGGTGATGATGGCGACCGTCGGCATGTACGGCGACCTGCAGGGGATCGCCGGCAAGACGCTCCAGGAGATCGAAGGGATGGAATTCCTGGCGCTGCCGGATGTGGTGAAGGATGCGCGCGAAGGCGATAATTAATCGCCGGTTATTTCCCCGCGCCGAACGCGGCTTTGATCCGCTTGAGCGCTTTGGCGAGGTCGATATGAGCGATCGTCATCGAGTGCGAGCCGGCATATTTGAGCGTGCCGGCGGCGCCGTTGCGAGTGAAGTGCTGGACCTGGGCGAGAACCTGCTCCTTCGGCCGCTCATAGATCCCGGCAGCGGCGCGATTGTGCAGTTCGGCTTCGAAGGTTTGCTGAAGGCGGTCGAAGACTTCGTCCAGCGCGAAGCCGCGCACGGGCAAGCTGCACGACTTCACGATCTTGAGCGCGCGTCCCTGGCGCTTCTTATGCTGCAGCGAGATGAGCACGCTCTGATCGACCGGCATGACGCCTGTTTTCATATAGGAAAGCAATAGACAAGTCCACCATAGGATACACAATCGCGCGCCGGCCGCGGTGGACTTGATCCTTGAATTGTCGTAGGAACGAATTTACACTGAAGGGGAATTTATGACCATGATTCGCGATACTCTGAAGCTCGCCCGGAAGTGGCGCGAGACTGGACTGGAATCGGGGAAAGCCGATCAGATGGTCATTGCTCTGAACGAAGAACTGGAGAGCGGCGATATCGCCACGAAGAACGATCTCAAGGATATGGAGATCCGTTTGACCTGGCGCATCGCCACCATGCTGATCGCTCAAGTCGGCGTGCTGTTCGCGCTGATGAAGTTTTTTCCCTGATCCGCCAATCCGTCCCATCAGATCGACACTTATTGATAGCTGCGTTCCGGGCTACGCCGTCACGGCGTCGCTTGACGATTCCATATCGGAGTGATATAGAAGTCAAATATGAGCGAGTCGAAACTATACGTGGTCTGCGCCTACGACGCCCGCACCAAGGAGATCTGGTACGTCGACACTCGCGACAAGCTTTCCCGCCGCCTCCAATCTATTTCCCTCGCGCTGCGCCCGATCACGCTCGGCGATCTGAGAGCTATGGTCTACGATAGTGAACGCAAGGATCGGGTGGATTGTGTTGTCGATATCGACGGCTGGTTCTACAATACGCGGCGGGCGCGCGGGCTGGAGCAGGGGCTGTTCGCGCAGGGGTATTTGTTCCCGGATCATCCGACCGTCTAGCCGGCGGCGCGGCGCGAAAGCCTCTCCCGCATCTCTTCGTCAGTGAGATCTTCCTGCCTGGCGTGTCCACGGAAATTCCTCCCGAGCTTTGCCTCGATCAATTCTTTTCTTGCCCAGGTCAAATAGAGGAAATGCACCTCAACGACCGACGACCGATGACTGACGACCGTCGGCCGTCCACCGTCGTCTGCCGACAGATGCGCCTTCGTTTCGCCAAGGACGAAAGGGGCGATGCGCGGACGGTTCCGCCGCGTGAGATGGTAATAAAGCGCCAGCGGCCGGCGCCGCCATTGCTCCCAGACATCCAGATATTCTCTCAGCCAGTCCAGGCGATCCAGACAGGTGAGTTCGAGCAACGCGATCCGGATCAGGTTGCGCTCGTAACGCCTGCCCTGAAGTCTCCGTTTGAATTTCTCCGTGAGCGCGGCGAGATCCCGCGCGCCCTGGAGGCCGGCCTCATAAGATCGCGTGTCGTAGAGAGCAGTCAGCGACCGGTTCCAGGCCCGGTCCTCCATCATGGCGCAGTAGACGTGGTATTCGCCGCGGCGGCGCAGCGCCCGGCCCTTGGCCATGGGGAGGCCGCAGATTAACGCGCTCGGAACGGGCGGACACGCAGGTCCGCCCCTACGGTTTATGACGGCGTTTGCGCTTGCGGGCCTCGATGACTTCGCCGGCAAGATCGATCTGGCGGACAAGGAGCGCAACGGCGTCCTGATCGCGGGCAAGCTCGAGGACTTTTTTGAGCAGCGCGGCTTGCGGCGCCGTGGCGTATTTGACGATCGTTTCTTCATCCAGCTCCGCGCCGGCATCGAGCAGCCAGTCGACACTGGCGGCCGGTTCGGCCAGCGCCGCGATCTTTTTCAGCACCAGGGCCGGCGGGATCTGCCCGGCCTCCCACTTGGCCACCGTATCCTGGGAGTATTTGCCGGCGGCTTTGCCGAACTCCTCCTGGGACAGACCTATCGAGTTTCGTATCTCGCGGATGCGCCGGCCGATCCCCTCGTCGTGATATTTTCTGAGCGCCATGAGTCATCGACACTCAAACCGCTAGACCCAATACCAGCTTCACTCCTTCGTCCACTCGCTGCATGAGCTGCGGAGGAAGCGCTTTCACGCACCCGGTCAGACGGCATTTATCCACGGTGTACAGCTGCGACACGTTGACGACCGATAATTTTGGCAAACCCGATTGTGCGCGGCTGATGCGCACGTTGCCGCGCGCCCGGGCGAGCGAAATATTGGACGTGATGATGGCGATGATCACGGTCGCGATCGCGCTGTCATTGAACGGATTGGACTGCACGATGAGCACGGGACGGCGCAGGCCAGGGCCCGAGCCATCAGGCTCGGGCAGCGATCCCCACCAGATCTCACCACGTTTCATTGGAGTCCAGGGTCTCGGCCTGCAAGCGTTCAAGGACGGGGTCGACGCCGGACTCGATCTTGCCATAAACCTCATTGAGGTTATCGGTGATCGCCTGCGGATCTTGCGCCCAGACGTAATTGGCCAGCGCCTCGGCATAGAGCCGGCTGCGGGGCTTGTTAAGTTTTTTTGCCAGGTTCTCCGCGCTCTTGAATAACGGATTGGGAATGGAAATGGCGACTTTCATGATCACCAAAGGTATCACTGCGGTATGAATCTTTCAAGCCGAGGACTTGGCGTTGTCGGATGAGGATAAAAATCATCCGCGCGGGAGCAGATGCCAGCTACCTCCCTTTTGATATCCACGTTTCCCAAGAGCAGTTACACCAACCGCGCGTGCACTCCGCATGAGGCAAGGTCGCTTCCGTAAGTGCCTGATCAAAGGTATATGTTCCTCCGTTCAACCGATCACATTCGTTGCAGCAACCCCTTGAAAGAATGCGCACACCCTTGTAATGCGCGCCATAAGAGGTTTTCGAGATTGATTTGTATTCGAGAATCTGGGCGTTGTGAGCTTCCTTCAATACATGATCGAAGGGCCGTTCTTCGTCGTAAAGCGTCATCGCCATCATCCGATAGACAGTCGACAGCTCGCGCCATTTTTCTTCTCGAGCCAAACGCAATAGCCGTTCATTCGCGACCGTCCAAAACACGTCGCTCGGCGCTGGCACCGTGGACCACTGGGAGGCGAGCGCCGCTTCTATGCGCGAAAAATCGGCAGGCTCGGCGCTGATCTGCCGACAGAGGCGTTGCGCTTTCTTGAGAGACATGGGCTTGCGGCGTCGGGCCATCAGTAGTTTCTACTTGGGTAGTACAATTTTTATCGTTCGTCTTCTTGGTCAGCTTTATTGTCACGAACGACGCTTCTTAGCCGCGCCCGGTTTAGCAGTGTCAAAACCTTCCTTTTGAGCGCTGTGAGGTCCGCGAGATTCATCTTCCTCAAACGCCTTAGAAGTTCCCGATCTTCCTTTGGAGTGTGCAACATCGAGCAATTCCGATGGAGTAACCGGGGGTTCATAACTCAATTCCCGTGCCACATCCCGTCCCTTTTCCCCTATATCCCTTTCACCAAAAATCCCGTCAATAGAGTTGCCACTTTTCCATATCAGGTAAAACAATCGTCCAGGAATGCCGACGGCTCCGGTTTCATAAGAATTGATTTCTCGCTTGGTATATCCACCGAACATCTGTCCAAATTGAGGCTGAGTGATTTTTTTTAAACCACTCGCCACGGCTAATTTCTTCCGAAAATTCGCCAACTTGTTGCCCATTTCCCGCAAGAGCGTTCCGTTATTTGTTTCCATCGTTGTAATTTATCACTTGACAAGTGATTTAGTTCGGATTAAGTTACCGCTAACTTAGTTACTAGCTTAGCATGGGACTTATGCATATGACGCCAGATGAAGTCAAGACGAGATTGAAGGCAAAAAGCATCACTCAGGCGCAGTTAGCGCGTGCATGCCACGTATCGAGCGCCGCAATGGCTCTTTTTATAAACCGCAAGATGACCAGCGCGCGATTAGAAAAACGGCTCGCTCGCGCGCTCGAAATTACCATTGAAGAGCTACGCGCAGATGACACACAGACTGCGGAACTGGAGGAGCGAAGAGAATGAATAACGAAACCGATCAGGCCGGCCTGTCTGCCAGAGCACAGGCAGGCGCGGACACCAGGACAGTCGAAGATCTTCTCACGCGCATCGCCCGGGAAGGCATCTACACGTCGGAGAAAGAATCCAGCGAGGTTTCCTGGCGAGTCATCTTCGATGGGCTGCGTTTTCTCGAACAGCCGCCCCGTGGAGTATCCACAGGGCAGAGGAGGAAGAATCATGAAGAGATCGATGTTTTTCGCTTTGTGTGTTTTGGCTCTGAGCGCTTGCGCTCTGCCGCAGGCCCAGCCGTATCGTGTGCGCCAGTCTCAGTTTCAATCGCGGCTGGAGTACCTCCGCTATTGCAATCATTACTGGATGCACCGCCCGGACATCTGCATCGACTGAGGAGATATCGATGGATCAATTTTCAATTGAAGATCTAATCTCGCAATGCGAAGTGGCACCGACGCCGAAGGCAATCAACGCTATCCTCGATATTTTACTGGCGTTGTGCAGACGGATTGACGCCATCGAGGCAGAACAACGCCGCACTGCCAATATCGCCAGTTGCCTGGCCAATGGCATGAAGCCGGATTGAATCACTGGGGAAAAGAAAAAATCATGAAGATCGAGACCACTCTCACGCCGCGCCGCACGCGCCAGCGGATCACCGGGTTGCCGAACAGCGCGCTGGTGCTCAAGGCGGTCGTCGACGACCGCAAGAAAGCCGGGTACCGGCTGGTTGCGATCAAGCCACCGGACCGGGGGCGGCGGCATTGCGACGTGGAGTTCGAAAGGATTGTGCGATGAATTTCTGTGCCTTCTGCCATCGCTACTCGCTAGGCGAACTGGTGCCCATCTCTGGCTTCACCAGCGCCAAGGCATGCGCGGAATGCGCTGAGACGATCCGTGCGGCGGTGGAACCTGCGCGTCGGGAGCAAGACGCGCAGGGGGAATTGCAACGCGATGCCTAAAGGCATTTACGCAAGAGCACCGATCCTCGAGAGGTTCGAGGCGAAGTACATGCCCGAACCTAATACGGGTTGTTGGTTATGGATCGCTTATATAAGCGAAGACGGCTATGGCCAGTTTTGGCTTGACGGTAAAATGCTGAAATCTCACCGCGTTTCATATGAGATGTACAACGGCCCAATCCCTGTCGGATTAGAATTAGATCATATGTGCCATAACGGGAGCGGGTGCACCGATGGAGTCAATTGTCTTCACCGAAGATGTGTTAATCCTGGTCATCTCCAACCAGTAACCGGTCGCATAAATAACAGTCGTGGCGATTCGAACGGCCATAATAAGCGAAAAACTCACTGCCGCAACGGACACCCTTACTCCGGCGAAAACTTGTACATACAGCTTAATGGTGAAAGAGCGTGCAGGGCATGCAATAGAGCTAAGTCCTTGAGGTATCTTGAAAGAAAACAAATGAGCAAGGAGAATGCCCGCGCGCCGCCCGAGGAGGATCGAGGCAGCTAAGGCAGGCCACTTATCAACCCATCTGTCTGCCGAATAGGCAGGCAAAAACGAAGGAAAGGAAAAATCTCATGGACGAAAATACTAACACGACCGGGGCGCCTCCGGTTCTTAAAAACACTAACGCGCCAAATTCGTTCGCATCGAGCGGGCTATTTCAGTCCACCACAGACGTCTGGACGCCGCTCAAAATGTCCTATCAAGGCTTCGCAGGCAGTGGAAAAACTCTCACCATGATCCTGACTATAGTCGGTATCTGGGCGGAAGAAGGGAAGAAAAAAATCGTCTGCCTCCAGGATACCGAGAAGTCGGCGAAGTTCATCGTACCGTTTCTCAATCACTACGGCCTCGTCGAAGGGAAAAACCTTTTCGTCACCTCGTCGCGCAGTCTCATCGACTTCGGTAAAATTCTCGAGCTGTGCAACCGCGAGCACGGCATCTTCATGATCGATACGGTGACCCATCTGTATGAGGAGATGCTGCGCCAGTTCAGCGAGGAAAAACAGCGTCCCGTCGTTTATCCCGGCGACGCGATGGTTTTGAAGCCGGAATGGAAGAAGCAGTTCACCACGCCGTTCGTCGACGCGCAAAACTGCCATGTGTTTTTCACAGGACGCGCTTCCTGGGAGTACACGATGGAGATCAACGAAGAGACCCAGAAGAAAGAATTCCACGCCACCGCCGTCAAGCTCCGCGGCGATAACGAGCTTGCCTACGAGCCCGACGTCGTTGTGTTGATGGAGCGGCTGCAGGATATCCAAAAACGGGGAGTCGTCACGTACCGGCGCGCGTCGATCCTGAAGGATCGCTCTCGTTTGATTGATGGCAAACAGTTCATCTTCCGGCCGCAGAATCCCACCAACGACAAGCTCTGGGACTTTGAACCGGTGTGGAAAGTTTTCCGGCCGGTCTGGAAATTTCTCGCCGCCGGCAATCCCGTCGAGCAGAAACAGATTCCCGAGCCGACGCCCATGGGTCCGCTCTTTAGCAAGGGCAACGCCGAGGGTTATTACGAACGGCGCCGCCAGGTGGATGTTCTCCTCGAGGAGATCGACGGCGTTTACCAGCAGTGGATTCCTGGCAGCGGCGGGATGGAGAAGCAACTGAAGTCGATCATTTTCAATCTCCAGTTCAACACCCGGTCGAAATCCGCCCTGGCCGAACGTTCGCCGGCGGAGCTCAAAGTCGGCCTCGATTGCATCGAATATCTTTCCCGCTACGTGGCCAAGAACTACGAGCTTTTGGAAAAGATGTACGACAAGGGCGATTACGAGAACGTCACGTCGTTTCTGGCCGAGGAGAAGAACCGCTTCGACAAGGGCGATACCGCCGCGCCGGCGCCGGCCGCTGCGCCCGGCGAGGACGATCAGATCCCGGAGTTTGGTTCGGCCGCGGAGAAAGGGTCGGCGACGGACCTTGCCGCCAAAGCCGCCGAGGCCATGGAGAAGGTCAAGACTGATCCGATCCAGGCCATGACGGAATTGTTCGCGGCCGCCACTAACACCGAAGAGCTCGAGCAGATCGAGGAAGGCTTCGCGCCGGTCTTGGAAAAGCTCGCTCCGGAAATGCAGGAGCAGATCAACGCCCTTGCGGAAGATCGCCGCGCCGAGATCGACGTGCTCGTTGCCGAAGCCAACGCGAGAAAACCATCGGGTAAGAAAAAGGCGAGGGCCGCAAACAACGGCCGCAAGATCAGAGGTGAATCGTCGGTCGTTGCTTGAAGACGATTACGGTCAGGCCCCAGACCCCGGGGCGGAGTTGCCACCGTCCCGGGGATCTTTTTTTTCGAGAGTGCGATGCGGAGTTACGGCACCATTCCAACGAGTTTTTGGCCGGACGACATGGGAGCGCTGATCAAGGGAAACCCTCTCGCGATCGCGATGATTGCTTACCTGATGAGTAGCCCGCATTCCAATATGATCGGGATCTATCATCTCCCGATCGAATACGTTCACTACGACACCGGCTTTTCCGAAGAGTTGATCCGTGAAGCCTTTGAAGTTCTGAGAAAGTCAGAATTCGCTTTTTACGATGAGCCGGCAAAAACGATTTACATTCCCAGTTACGCGGCCACTCAGGTCGCGCCTGCTCTCAATCCCAAAGACAACCGGGTCCACGCGATGCAGCGGCAACTCGATCAGACCCTTCATGTCGAGTTCAAAAAACAGTTCTTGGACCGCTACGGGAAGCTCTTCCACCTAAGCCCCTCCGATGGGGCTTCGAAGGGGCTCCGAAGGGGCACCGGAGGGGCTTCGGAGGGGTCGGAAGGGGCTTCAGAGCCCCTTATAGACGGTCCTTCTGTGGATAAACCTGTGGATAAGCAAGGGGCTTCGAAGGGGCTCCGAAGGGGCCTTGGTCCTGATCCTGATCCTGTTCCTGAAAGAGTTAAGAGGGGTCTGGGGAGAGAAGAGGAAGGGGAGGGGCTTCGGAGGGGCTTCGAAGGGGCTCCGTCCAAGGCCCGACAGTTTTTTGCATCCTGGCCGGATCACATGATGAGTCAGTCTCGAAAAACACATTAGAGGGAGAAACTGATGGAACCACAAGAAAACGCATTACAGTTCGTTCGGCGAGAAAGATTGCTCGAATCGCCGCTCAATCCGAGAAAACATTACGATCAGAAGAAGCTCCAGGAGCTGGCCGACTCGATCAAGGGTGTTGGCATCATCCAGCCGATCGTGGTGCGCATAGCGTCGCACCGGGGATCAAAGCCTGGCGACTTTGAGATCGTCGCCGGCAGCCGGCGCTATCGCGCCGCGGGGATCGCCGAGCTGGCTGAGCTGCCGACCATCGTTCGGGATCTTGGCGATCAACAGGTCCTCGAAATCATGGTCATAGAGAATGACCAGAGCGAGGACACAAACCCGCTCGAACAGGCGGCGGGCTACAAGGCGCTGCTTGGCTTCAAAGACGCCTACGACGTCAAGAGCCTGGCGCATAAGATCGGTCAGTCCGAAAAATTCGTGTACGACCGCGTGAAGCTCCTTGAACTTATCCCGGAGGCCAAGCGACTGTTGCTCGCCGGCAAGATGACCGCAGGCCACGCGATCTTGCTGGCGCGGTTGTACCCCGACGATCAGAAGCGGGCGATCGATCCCGACGCGGGCGGCCTGTTTACGGTCGAGCACACGCTGTTCGACGACTCGGGCATGGACGGGGAATCGGCCGCAGATATGGAAAAGCGGGGAAGCAAGAAACTAACGAAGGTAGAAGAATTCGACGCAGTGTACTCGGAAGTCAAACACACCTCGGTGCGGGAGTTCGACCACTGGATCGCCACCCACGTCCGCCTGGACTACAAGGCGCCGATCGTTCCCGACCTGTTCCCCGAAACCGCGGCCGCCGTCGAAGAGGCGTTCGCGAAATCGCCGAAGCGGCCCAAGATCATCCAGATCACGCACGAAATCTACGTGCAGCCGGCCGCCAAGGAGGGATTGACCGGGCGGATCTTCACCGGCAGGACCTGGAAGCTCGCCGACGGCACCAAGGGACACCCGCAATGCGACAAGAGCGCGCTGGGCGTGATCGTGCTCGGAGCCCAAAGGGGCGAGAAGCTCGTCGTCTGCGCCAATAAGGACTGCAAGCCCCACTGGGGCAAAGAGCGCGCGGAGTATCGGCGGATGCGGGCGAGCTATAGTGCGCCGGCGAGCGCTGAACCGAAAAAGGGCGAATCGCCGGCCGCGGTCCTGAAACGTCAGGCCGAAGCGGCGCGGCAGAAGCACGAGGAGTTGGTGCGTCAGACCCAACAAGACGCCTGGAACAAGGCGCAGCCGAAGATCATCGAGGCGTGCGCGGCCAAGTTCAAGACCGCGAAGCTCGTCAACCTGATGTCCGTCGTCGATGAATTCTTCGAGGAATTCTATTCTGAAATCAGTAGGAATGATTTCAAGAAAGCGATCAAGTTCATGGGTGAACCTAAGTCCGCCGAGGCGCTCGGGCGCGTGCTCGTGCTCTCCATGTTCTTGGCGCGGATGGAATCCAACGACAGGGGCGGGGAGATCGACGACTTTTCCAAGCGCATGAAGCAATTCGGCGTCGACGTGCCCGCGATTCTCAAGGAGTTTATGCCGAAGGAAAAACCGCAGGCGTCTGCAAAGGCGAGCGAGAAAAAGGGCGGCGCCGTAGTTCACGCCCTGCATGGTGGAACGTTCAAAGAGCCGACCTGCATTCATTGCGGCTGCACGGAAGGGAAGGCTTGCGTCGTAGAGGTCGAGGGCACGAACATGGGCTGCTCGTGGACCGAACTTGAAGAGCAAACCAATCGAGGTCTCTGCACGTCATGCAGCGCCATGGGTCACAAGTTGAATCGAATCACATCCGAAGGAAAGGAGGGGAAAGCGATGGCCACGAAGGCGAAGAAAAAAGCATCGAAGAAGAAGCCAGCGTCTAAGAAGAGGGAGACGCACCGATGAGAATCACCATCGAAAGCACGACCAAAGAGGTATGGCTCAACGGCCTGCCGGCCAGGATCTGGGAGGGGAAAACCGATAGCGGCATTCGCTGCCATTGCTACATCACCCGCATCGGCGTCGAACGGGACGAAGATCAAGCCGACTTTGAACGCGAGCTGCAGGAACACCGTCCGCCGTCGCCGGAAATCGCAGCGATCCCGCTGCGCCTGGTCATCTAGCGAGGCGATCGTGGATGCCAAAATTCTCTCGAGCGTAAAGCTCAGTATTCCCGGACCCGGATCGGTCCTGCGGCGAACCGATATCACGGTGATTCTAGTTGAAGGTTCGGTGAACGATTACGCCGCTTATATCGGCGCCGGCCGCGATCCGAACTGGGTCCGGAAATACGGCAACAAGATGACTTTCTCGGAGGCCTGTTGCTTCTTTCCGTCGATGGCGCTGCAGGAAGACCGCTATAGGAAGTGAGCCCATGGCCAAACCTCAACCGAAAGCGACCAAAAAGCTCATCACCGGCGGCGATCCCGAGCAAATCTATCCGATGCCGGCCCCGGGGGAGTTCGAGAAGGCCGGCTTGGAGTACCTCGAAGCCGACGATTTGCAGGTAATCGGCGAAGCTCTGATCGAGAAGCAAGGCGGCTTCGGCTACCTCAAAGAATTGAAGATCGTCTACCTCTGGAAGGAATCCGGCGGGCAGTCGCACGGCAAAGCCGTGCTCGGCCGTTGCCAACGCCCCAAGGGATTGTTGGCCAAATTCTGCGACGCCGATTTCATCGTCTCTCTTTCCGCCGATCATGTGCGCGCGCTCAGGCTCACGCGCTATCAGGTGGAAGCGATCGTTTTTCACGAGCTCTGCCATACGGACTATGACGACGAGAAAGATAAGGCGCGCCTGGTGGCGCATGACTACGAGGGCTTCTG